AATCCTGCCGTCTGGCGCTGTGCTCTACACCTATGTCGATCCTGAAGGCGTGGCGGTGGCGTTCAAGGGCGATATTTCCGGGATTGCCCGCGACTTGCCGAACCTGAAAAGCTTGATGGCGCAGGAATGGGGGCCGGTGAAATTCCGCGCCGTGTTTGGTGAGGATGCAGCGCCGGCGGACGTTGAGGCTTACCAGGAAGAACAGGCCGCCATTGCCCAGCGCAAACAGGGCTCGCTCGATGAGGCGGCGCAGGCCATTGCTGATCAGAAGCTGGCGCAGGAACAGGAACAGCTCCGGATCCAAGCAGAAGCCGACGAAACCGCGCGGATCGTGGCGCAGAACCAAGCGGACGACCAGGCTGAATTTGAGCGCACCATCGGCGCCGGCACTTCTGAAAACCCACTCTACCAGGCCTATCTCGACACCCTGGAAGAGCTGCCCACCAAGAGCAGCAATGCCGGCTTCTTGGGTTGGGCGGGCATTCGCGCCGGCGAATTTGAACGCCTGAGTAAAGGCCGTATATCGGCCGACAGGGCGGGGCACCTGGCCTACGTGCGCCAGTGGGCAGACGAGCACCTATCGGAGCGTGTGAAGGCTGCAAAGGCACACGGCGCCACGCTGGAAATCACCGCCGAGACACCAGACGCCACCATTGAAGGCGCCAGCGATGAGCAGCTGCAAGCCAAGTTGCTGGCCGTGGCCAAGGACTTCTATCGCGGCCTGAGTCATGCCACCAAGGACATTGCCCGCCGCCTGGAGAAAGGCACCTACGACCGCACCGACGCCATTAAGGCGCTCAAGCAGAACCGCGAGTACCTGATTGAGCGGGTGCAGGCGAGCGCCGAGTGGGACGCCGACATGATGGCGCGTATGGGCCGCCAGTACGGTGAGAAGTCCGTGGCCGAGCTGGAAGCGATCCACGAGGGCATGGGCGGGGAAATCCGCGGCATGCAAAGCGACCGTGAAATGAACGGTGGCGGTCGGCGCACTGGTCCGGCCGTGGCCAACGAAGCCGCGCGCGGAATGGGCCAGCACCGTCTGGAACTGGGGATCTACATCAAGGCGCGCAAAGCCGCCGAGCCGGTACCGGCGCCAGTGGCCGAAGAGCCCGTAATAGACCAGCCAGCGGCAACGCCTGCGCCGGCGGTACAGCACGAAATCATTGAGTACGTCACCAAAAGCACGGGCAAAACCCTGCGCGGGATCATCCGCACGGACTTGAGCCAGGCCGAAGCCAAGACCATCGACCCGCACAGCTGGCGCATGAACGGCGGCTACTTCATTCGTGAGAAGTATCTGGAAGGCGCCACCGCGCATATCCAAGCCGCGCCGGCGCCGGTTGTGCTGTCGCCTGAGCAGCAAGTGGAGAAAGCCGCCACTGACGAACGCCTGGCCGAAGAACGCCGCCAGAAAGCACTGGGTAGCCAGGTCGAGAAGCTGCGCAGCGTGGCGAACAAGGCCATTGAAGGTGGTGAGGCTGGCATGGGCCAGGACCGCAACACCAACACCGCCAGGCGCGCCGGTATGGCCGCCAGTGCCATCGCCAAAGCATCCGCCAACAAGGCCGACGGTCAGACGCTCAACAACATCGCAGACGCTATCGAAGTCGGCGCCGGTGGCCTGCTGACCAAACTCAGCAGCCGCGCCCAGCTGGAAGAGCTGCAAAGAGCCTTGCGCATGGCGCAGTACGAGACGGATCGGCGCCTGAGCTATAGCGAGCAGTTGAAGCGCAAAGGCCGTCCGTTCGATGACGAAGACTTGAAAAACGTCGTCATGCCGAGCCAGGTAACGTGGGCGAGCCGCTTCAATGACGCCGCCAAGATCATTGCCAAGAAAAGCCCGACCGGCAATGCCCGCCTGATCGCAGCCCTGTACAAGATGGGCGCCCGCTCCGAACGCTTCACCATGAACCCCGAGGATGCCGCGATTACCCGCAAAGCCTACGACGTGCTCAAGGGTTTGAAAGAGGGGTACACGCTGCAAGACCCGATGGAAAGCCTCGCCCGCCAGGAGCGTTTGGCCCGGATGGGGATCACCGACGCCTCAACCTTGCGCGAAGCCACGCGCGAGCTGTTGCCCATGATGTCTGCAAAGACCGAAGAGAGCGCCGTCAAAAAAGCTGAGCGGGCCATTATTGGCCAGAAGGTCGGTATCGACTTTTTCCCAACGCCTGCAAACGTGGCGCAGCGCATGGCCAGGCTGGCGGGTATCAGCAAGGGCATGCGGGTACTGGAACCAAGTGCCGGCAACGGCAACCTGGCGGACGCTGCAAAGGCGGACGGCGGGGAGGTGGACGTGATCGAGATATCCAGTCAGCTGCGCGACATCCTCACGGCCAAGGGCTACAACGTCGTTGATCACAACTTTGACGGCTTCACGCCCGAGCAGCCATATCAGGCGATCCTGATGAATCCACCGTTTAGCCAGCGCCAGGACGCGGCGCACATCATGCGCGCCTATGGAATGCTCGCCAGTGGTGGGCGTCTGGTAGCGATTGCCGGGGAAGGCGTGTTCTTCGGTCAGGATCAGAAGGCTGTCGCTTTCCGCACTTGGCTGGACACTCACAACGCCACGGTTGAAAAGCTCGATGGCGGCACGTTCAAGGATAAAGAGCTGTTGGCGCAAACCGGTGCCAATGCCCGTCTGATCGTCCTCAAAAAGTAGGCTCGCGCAACGCGAAAACCATGCAAACCCCCGCCAAAAACGGGGGTTTTTCGCACTTAACATCATTTCTGAAACGAATCGGGCGCAGCCCACCATTATCAGAAATGAGGTTACACATGCCTACGAATACTTACGCGCCCGACTCCGGTTTGGGTGAGGTTGCCGCCAAGGTTGGTACGCTGGTCGGTGCTGCGCGCGGCAACGGCAACATGCTCGACAGTCTCAGCGCCAGCGCTCAAGACGTGGTGAAAAACGCTGTCGCCAACGCTGGTGCTTTGCTGCCGGCGCGCATGGCCCGACTGCTGGACAAGATCGACGGCGATGCCAATCGCGCCCTGGCTGTTACCAGCATGCTGGACGGTATTTCCAGCTTCCAGCGCAAGTGCGGTTTCATGCCGTCCGCCGACATGATCGACGCGGTAATCTCCCAGGCGGAAAACCTGGCAGACGGCACCAGCACCCATGTGTTGCCGCATGGCACCACCCTGGACAGCATCAGCACCAACAACGCCTCGGCCACCCTGTCGCACCAGCCAAACCGCATTGCGGTAGCCATCACCGGCGGCCTGAGCGATGCGATTCCGTTCGGTGCTTACCTGCCATCCGACCTCAGCTCTAACGAGTCGAAGCTGGCCATCATCACCTCGGTTGCCGGCTCCACCTTTGGCGCATACACCGCGGGCGAAATCATCGACGGTACCGCTGGCGGCCGTGAATACACCCGCTCCGAACGTGTTGTGGACGTGGTTGTTGACGTTGCCCGCACTGGCGGCACCTTCGCCATCAAGACCCAAATCGGTGGCGCCGGCGCTACTGTGCCGCTGTTGCGCAACCGTACCTCGATTGTCGTGAACGGCTTCCCGGTTGGTTTCGAGCAGACCAACAACTCCGGTACCGCCACCTCGCTGATTTCCGGTCAGTTCAAGGTCGGCGCCACGGATTACGTCATCAACGGTAGCGTCAACGTCACCACCGGTGCCGGCACCCTGACGTTCGCCCCGGCCCTGGCCGCTGATATCGACGTGGAAGCGCAAGGCTTCATCGACTTCGAAGCCAAGCCTGAGCTGGCGCCGAACATCGGCACCGTTGCACAGAGCTTCTCGCTGTACTGCGCGCCGACTCGCTTGATCATGCAGGCCACGCCGGACTCCCGTAGCCAGTCCCAATCGGAACTGGGCGCTGACCGCCTGACCATCGCTGTACAGGCTGCCCGCACTCAGCTGGCCAACGAGCGCTATATCTCCGCGCTGCACAAAGTTCGCAAGATGGCCAAAAACACCGCTCGCGAATACGACTTCAACGCTGCCGGCCAGCTGTTGCAGAAAACCCGTGCGCAAGGCTGGCGCGACTTTGGTTCGTTCGTGGCCGCTGTTGACCAGGACGTAGCCAACCAGACCATGGAATTCGGCCTGAGCTTCTTCTACGTCGGCGCCATCGGTATGTCCCAGTTCCTGTCGATGGATAGCACCGACTTCGTATCGTCCGGCGTGGCGGCGAAGCCTGGTATCTGGCGTGTAGGCCGCTACAAGGACAAGTTCGACGTTTACTACACCCCGTATGTCGTCGAAGAAACCGACGTCGATATCGAAATCCTCTGCATCGGTCGCTCCCCGCAAGTGGCGCGTAACCCGATTGTGTTCTCGGATGCGGTATCTCCGACCCTGATCCCGCTGGCGGTGAACTCGGATCTAAAAACCGGCGCGGCGCTGTTCTCCCGCCAGTTGACCGAAGTGAACCCGCACAAGCCGTCCGCACTGGGTTGCGCGCTGATCACCATCAAAAACGTGTACGCACTGGGTTAATCAGGGGGCTGTCATGGCTGCGAAGAATGGCGTTAAACCAGCGGTGAAAGCCGTTGGTGCTAAACCCGCAGCGGCCCCAAAGACCCCGGAAGTCGTGGAGAAATCCACGGCCTTTCCGGGCGTTGGTGCGCCTGCTGATAACACGGCTCCACCTGGTGGCGAAAGCGAGACGGACAAAGCCGCCCGCGAAGCCGATGAAAAACTCATGGACGAACTGCGCGAAGAGGCCGAGCGCCTGAATCGGGAGTGGGACGACGAAGCCGCCCGCGTGTTAGCGGAGCAAATGGGGCTGCTGGAAGACGAGGCCCGCGCAGAGGATCTGGCCCGCGCCGAGAGCCTGAAAACCACGCAAACCACCGCCGAAGAGGGCGCCAACAGTGCCGTAACTTTGACCGGGTGGGTGCTTCCTGAAATCAGCGAGTTCCCGGCAACGATCACCCTCGAAAACCACACACGCAACCGCGTCCCGGTCGCCGGCGCTCAAGTCGTCCTGGCCTCCTATGAACAGGTTGAAGTCACGGTGACAGGGGATCAGTTCGCCAGGCTCGCTAAAGCGCTGACCAGCAGTGCACGGGCGCACAAGTGGGACAACCTCAAAGGCTTGCAGGTGAAATATGACCGTAAAGATTGATCGAAACGCTGGCAGTGCCCCGCGCCCTCTTGCTGAGGCGTTGGTGGCTGGCCAGTCGTTCCCGTTCCTGGCGTCTTTGACGCACAGCAATAAAAAAGCATTGGTGGTCCCGTCCTCGGGCATCAATACCCCGATTGCACCAGGTGAGCCGGTCCAGGTGAAGGTTAAGAGCTTCGACCAGGCCTGGCTGTTGGTCACGGACCTGGCTGAGCTGGCGCACCGCGCTGGCAATGACGCCGAAGATTTTGCCGTGCTGACCGCCCCCAAGGTAGGCAAGGCCAAGGCCGTCGAAGCCCAGGAGGCTAAGTAAATGACCACTCCTTTTTCTCGATCCATTGATAAGCGTTCGGGCGTACAGCTCAACTACATCAATGACATGTCGGAAATGCCGAGCGTCAGCACCGTAGCGCACAACATGGCCATCACTGGCCGGTTCGCGCGTGGTCGCATCGACAAGGTATTTGCGGTATCGCGCAACAAGATCAAGCGCATTTTGGGCGCCGCTCAGTCGCTGTCGGTAAGCGCCTTGGGTGAGCCTTACGTGCATATCGTTGAGGCTCTGAAGGGTGGCACGGTGCAGGCCATCGTTTCCCGCTTGGTAAGCGCGGACGCCACCAACAAGCTGATGGTTGCTACGGCCTCGGTATTGCCAGAAACAGCGGTGTGGACCCTGGTGGACGAAGCCACGGGCGCCACCGGTAACTATCTGATCGCCATCAAGCACTTGGAATGCTTCTCGGAAGGCGTGAAGGCGGAGATTCATGCCGACGCTGCCACGGATGCCGAGGGTGACCCGGCCGCGTCCAAAATCATCGTGCTGCAACTGCGCGACGTGAACACCAACGAAATCGTCCTCGGTCCTTACAAAGGCTCGCTGGATCCGGCGGCGCTCAATGAGTTCGGTGAAAGCAATTACATTGGCGATGTCGTGGCGCAGTTCACCGACCTGTTGCAGGTTGTCGACGTGCATGATGCGGCCTCGGTTCCGGCCACTTGTGTGTTCTACGGCAAGCAGAATGGCAAAGACGTCTACGCGTCGGCGGCCCTGAGCTACTTCACCGAAGGCCCGACGCTGTACACCACCACGGACCTGGACGCGGCGATTGATCGAATCAAGCGCTCCAAGCCGACGTTTACCTACATCGGCTCCGGCGGCACCGAAAACGTGGCATTGATTTCTCGCCTGCTGGAACTGGGCAAGCTGATCAACAAGCAAACCCCGTGGGACATCCCTGGTCGTTTCACTCCGGAAGCTGCCATTAACTTCTACAAGTCCGTGGGCGGCGCGACTGACAGCCTGTACAGCCAGTGCTATTGGGCGCCGATCATGGCGGCCAACCCGGCGGCGGGCGGCATTGCTTACATTGGCACCTCGGGCCTGAACATCGGCCTGCGCTGCGCTCGCAACGCTCAGACCAACGCCAAGGGCATCGCTCCGCGCAACGTCGTGATTGCCGGCAGTGACTACGCCGTCAACCGTACCAAGATGGTGCAGATGTATGAGCCGGACGAAGACACCGAACTGGAAGATTTGGCGGCCTGCCGGATCAACCCGGTGCTGCACAAGGATTACCAGAGCGGTGAAAAATACGCCTGGCTCGATTCCTTGACCGGTGCGCAGACCGAAGGCGCCAGCAAGTTGATCGCCGTGGTCGAAATGGCCACCTACGTCGACGACACCATTGCCTCGGCCGCTCAGGAAGCGTTGCAGAAGCCAATGGCCAAGGCCATCAAGAAAACCACGAAGTTCATTGCGACCTTCCTTGAAGCGCTGCAATCGGCGGAATGGCTGCTACCGAGTGAAGAACTCGACGGCGCCTGCTACAAGGCCACCATCCAGGCGAATGCTAATCAGCCATTCGAGAAAATGAACATCGACACGTCCATCTGCTACGACGGTACGGCTCGGATCATCGTCCAGCAGCAATCGATCGTCCGCACTTAAGGGGAATTACATGGAAAAGCTACTGCAACGCGTGCTCTCTTCTGGCGAGACGATCACCAAGGCCTACGCGGCACCGGTGATTGTTCCCGAGGTGCCGCTGGTACCAAACCTGGAGCTGACGCCACTCGCGCAAGCCATGCTTGACGCCATCGATCCGGCCAATGCGCCGGCCGCCCTGTTCACCGACGAAATGCGCCAGGAGGCGGTGGCCATCGTCCAGGAGTGGGCTGAGTCGGAACTGGAAACCGGCGAAGGCTTTGGCGACCGTCTGTATGCGCTGGTCGTGGGCAGCGCCACCGACGGCGACGAAGCAATGAGCGACGACGAAGCCGAATATGCCGCTTCCCTGGCTGAGCTGGTGGGCGACTACCTGGAAGGCAAGGGCATCGACGGCGCTGACGTGGATTCGCTGCTCAGTGACGATCCGTCGTTTGATAACGACGTGGCCGCCCGCATTCACGACGCGCTGCTGGACAAGCTGCCGCAGGGTGAGGATGCCATGCTCGATGACGCTGACAAGTTCGTCAGTGGCGAAGACGATGAAATGCTCGACGCGGTTTATAAAAAGGTCGTGGCGATCCGTCACGGCAAGAAGGTCCGCATCAAGAAGCGCGTCAGCGGGCACGTTCGCCTGACCGCGGCGCAGAAAGGTGCCGTGCGCAAGATGCAGCGCAAAGCCTTCTCGGGTGGCGCGAAGATGAAACGCGCCAAGTCCATGCGCTTGCGCCAACGTCTGCTCGGTAAGTAAAACATGGCTGACTTTAGCGTTGATAGCCTGGGCAAAACCGTCTCTGCCAGCATCAAGGGCGTTACCGGGACGGTGGCCGGGAGTACTTCCAACTCACTGCTAGGGTCAGCCACCAAATTCGTAGGGGACGGCGCCGCTGGCGCCGCTTCGGGCATCCTCAAGGCGGGCGTATCGACGCTCGACGGCTTTGTGGGCGGTTCCACCAACCGCAAGGCCATTGAGGGAGCTGTGGGTACCGTAACCGGTACCGTGGCCGATCTGTGGAGTGGTAAAACCTCCGTCGGCGCGGTGTACGACCAGGTTTCTGAAAAAGTGATGGGGCTGGTGGGTGGCGAGCCAGGCAGCGGGACAGACGCGGTGGTCGGCAGCATCATGGGCAGCGTGGGTGAGTACCTGCCAGGGCTCAAGACGCTCAGCTCTGACCTGGGCGGCGACTGGGGCCGGCTTTCGCCGTTGTTGCTGGCGCGGATTTTCGTCTGCAACGCCAAGGGCGTGGCCGATATCCAAGAGTTCGCCGGTGTGTATGCGGCGATGAAAGAGGGCTCGCTGGAGATTCAGCAAAACTGGCAATCGCCGTTTGAGAACACTGGCCCGGAAACCAAGGCGCCCGCGTTGGCCGGCATGCTGCAATCGGGATCACTGGTGCCGGTTCTAAACGCGCTCCAGGCGATTTCCCCATTCAAGGATGGGCAGATATCCGACTCGCTCAATGCGGGCTCTGACAAGCTCAAGAGCGTCATGCGCGACCTTGAAGGCCGCACGGGCATCACCAAGCTGAATTCGCGCCAAGTGTTTTCCGGCATGCCGCCGATGAAAGTGAACTTTACGCTGCATTTCCGGGCGTTGAGTGATGCGCTCACCGAAGTCGAGGCACCCCTGACGCGCTTGCTGGAATGGGTATTCCCGCAGCAGCTGGCCGAGGACGGGATTCTGTCGGAAGTGCTGAAAACCACGAACAATGTCGAGTCGTTTATTCAGGCACTGTTTCCATCCACGGCGCCCAAGCTGCTGGGCCTCACCTACGCCGGCCGTACCTGGTCGCCCATGGTGATCGAAAACGTCAGTTTCCCGCTGGATTCGCCCAAGAATTCCCAAGGCTATTTCATCGACCTCCCGGTGCAGGTATCTATGTCGACGCTCACCGCGCTCGACCGCCCGGACATCAAGCGTTTCTTTGGCCGCTAACTGACTGCAAACCCTGCAAACCCTGCCTAAAAGCGGGGTTTTTTACGTGTGACGATTGCCCGGAGTGATCCATTTCTCCAGAGGTGATTTATGTCTGTTAGCAGCATGGCGGTATTGAGCCGCACGTTTCAAAACACCAACGATATGGGCGCCAAAGCCGTCCAGGCTGACGCCTGCCTGGTGATCGATGGTTACGAGGACATGGTGTTGCTGTTCAAGCAATTCCCTTGGCCGGTGGCTACCGTTGGCGGCGTTATCGAGTACTTCGGTCCCTTGGGCCAGAAGATGGGCCAGGCCAGCCAGGTTAAGACCATGCAGGAAGGTCCGGTAGCCATTTACGAAACCCGTCTCAACAAAGCCGGCGAGTTCCTGAAACAACTGATCGCCGATGGTGGCGAGTTCAGCGGCACCGTGTACGCCGGACGCCCGGATGACTACACCCGCAAAGAAGACGTGAAGAAGTGCATCTTGGCGGTCGACACCCCGGATCGCGACTGGGAAAACGACATGCAGGTGCTGATCCTGGCCGGCACCATGACGTTCCACTGGTTTGCGAATCAGTAAGCATGAAAATCAGCCAATTAGTTGACCAGTACGTTGCTGAGCTGCCGATTGGCTGTGTGCTGACAGAAGAGCAAATCACCCGCCACCTGCGCGATGCCGTGCGCCAGTATTGCGGGTATGCCCGACTGACCAGCGCGCAGTCACTCGACACCGTGCACAGCGACCTCTACACCCCCGATACCGTGCCCGGTGCTGTGGACGTTGATCTGACGCACAGTGAACTGGCGATCATCCGCCCCTTGTGGCTGCTGTACATCGAGCATGAGAACGCCATGGCGCTGGAAGCCTCCAGAAGCCAGGGCGCCGACCCTTATGGCCGCTCCACGCCTGAGGTCAAGCAATCGATCCTCGACTACGAGCAGCGCCTGCCACAGATGACGTTCGTTTATGAAGTGAGGTCGATTTAATGGCCAACATCTTCGAGCGGATGGCGTACCAGGGTATCGAGTCGATCACCCCCAAGCAGGGCTTGAGTAGCAAAGTGCTCAAGTACACCAGCTCCGCTCGCAACCTGCTGAGCGGCAACCTGAGCGGCGCTGCCAATAGCCTGATGGACAATAAGTTCGGCCGTAGCGGCATGGCTTCCGACGACGGCAATATCATCCTGGCGGGCCAGTCCTGGGCCAGCCAACTCCAGATGTTTGAAGAGGCATCGAGCGTCCTTCGCGAGCGCACGAACCTGTGGCACATCGGCATCGATCCGGTGGGCAAAATCGCCGCACCGCGCGTCAACCTGCTGGCCACCGAAGTGTCGTTTAACAGCGTCCAGCTTGGGTATGAGCCGGTAAAAGTCGGTTCTGGCTTCACCCAAGCCCCCACGGGCGCCGATCCGGCCGAGCTGCGCATCGTCTGTTACGACGTGAACGGGGAAATCAAAAACTGGTTTGACCGCCTCGCCACCCTGGCCGCGCACCCGGACGGCACCTTTGGCGTGCCCTCGGACTACGCCAACACCATCACCGTGACCCATGGCGCCATTGAAGAAGGCAAGGGGTATTCCAAAAGCTGGGTACTGCTGCCGGTGTCATGTGAGGTCAGCCTTTCGCGCAGCACGGATGAATTTACCGCGCTCAACCTGTCATTTACCCAACACGACACCTTTGGCGGCCTATGAAATATATCAACCCCGTAAACACGCGGCGCATATCCGTAGAAATGGATGAATTGCTCATTGAGGACGTGGAAAAGCTGTGTGAAATCCCGTCCATTTTTGAGCAGCGAACCGCCACCGAGCTGCTGCGCCGCGTCTGCAAACCAATCGACCGTCCCGGCGCCGTGGCTGACCCGCGTTTCTGGTCGGTGAACGAGCGGATTTTTGTGGTAGCCAACTACATGGCCGCCACCCGCGACGATGGCCCCGATTTTCCGGTGGGTGACGACAAGGACGGCGGACATTTTAGCGATTACCTGCTGGCGGATACCGATTACGTGGGCGACATCCCGTTCACCTGTGACGGCCGCGACCTGCTCTATACCCCGCTGCTGGGCTACCAGGCCGAGATTATCGAGGCGTTGATTGCTGGCGGCACCTATAAGGCGACCGATTTCAGCTGGTGGTGCGCCGCTATGGCCGCATGTGTGCGTGGGGCTGATGAAGAGCCGGTGCCCTATACCGACGACGCCAGTTATGAGACCGCACTGGTGGCCCGCATCACCCCCATTCGCAAGCTCAAGGATCGCAAGTTCGTGGGCCTGTTCCATGCCTTCCTGGATGTGCAGCAACGCGCCGCGCACCTGGTGCATGCGGTGACCAGCTCGTTCGGTGTGGTGGCCTCGCCTGTCTCCGCGCGTGCAGAGGGGGCGCCAGAGTTAGCACCGGCCTGCTTTCCTGCCCATACCGCCATCAGCAGCGGCGCGCGTGCAGTTATGGGAGTCGTATAACGACGTTCGCGCCGAGCTGGCGCTGTACTTCGGCCAAGACCTGGCGCAGGCCGGGAAGCTCACCGAAAGCCGTGTTCGCAAGCTGTTTGAAAGCAAGCCTTTTGGCAACTGGAAGAGCATGCGCGAAAACGAGAACAAGGTAGTCCAGGCAGAGCTGAATCGCTTGGACGCGATCATTAAATCACTGGGCAACGTGGCGCAGATCATCGCCAAAAAAGGCGTCTGAAACGCGCAAACCGGCCACGGAAGGCTGGCACAAAGCCATAGACAATATCGGTAATGAACCATGACTAGATGGGAAAACGATATGGCCGCTGACGTGCAGCGATTCATGGATACACCCTTTGCCAAGATGGGCTTCGGGATCGCGCAGGGGTTGGCGGTTGCGGCGCTTATTGGGATTGGCAGCAGCATGATGACCAAGCTCGACAACATCCAAAACGCTGTCAACCAAGGAGCGCAAAACATGGCCCTGGTGCAGCGTGACGTGCGCTTGCTGGAAGCGACGACGACCGAGCTCCGCACCGAGCAGGTATCGGGCGAAAAACGGACCTCGCGACTGGAATTCAAGGTTGAGCAGATGGAAAAGGACCGGGCCAATGAGCGCAAGTAAGGCCGCCCCGCCGGCGACACTCAAGGATCTGTTGCGCCAGAAGCTCAAGCCCCACAACAAGCTGATTTTTGCGGTCTGCGTGGTGTTCGACTCGCTGGTAACGATCATGACGCTCTACAGCGATCACCCGCCGTTTAATCCGGTGATTTACGGCGCTATTTCCGCCCTCGTGAAGGGCGCGAACATCGGCCTTCACTACCTCAGCAAAGCCATTCAAGAGGAAGAACCCGATGCAGCAGCCGAATAAGGCGCCCGCCGCCACCACGTCGGAAATCGACATTCTGGCCCGCACCCTGTGGGGCGAGGCCCGAGGCGAGAGCCAAGCCGGTATGGAAGCCGTGGCGTGGACCATCCGCAATCGGGTGTTCGATGGCAAGGCCAAATCCTGGTGGGGCGAAGGTTATGCCGGGGTGTGCCAAAAGCCATGGCAATTCAGCTGTTGGAACGCCAACGATCCGAACTCGCCTTACCTCAAGGGCGCCAAGCCAATCCCGGCGGGTGAGTACAAGAAGGCCCTGGCAGCTGCGACTGCTGTAGTCAACGGGGCGGTACCGGATCCAACCAACGGCGCGACCCACTACTACGCGACCACCATACCGAAGCCGCCGAAATGGGTGATTGGCGCCACACAGACGTTCAAGCTGGGGCAGCACGTCTTTTTCAAGAACGTCCCATGAGCGGCTGGCACCCGTTGTCTCGCGTACTGGCCAGCGCCAACGTGGACCATTTGGTTTTTGAGTGCCCTGGCTGCAAGGTCAAACACGGCATTCAGCACGGACCCGGCAGCGGGCCACGTTGGGGGTGGAACGGTAATGTCGAAAAACCGACGTTCACCCCTTCGATTCTGGTGACGTGGAGCGAACCAAGCGACAAGCCTGGCGAATTTGACGACACCTCAAAGGATATTAAGAAGGTCTGCCATTCGTTCGTCACCGACGGCCGCATTCAATTCCTGGGCGATTGCACGCATGCCCTGGCTGGCCAAACGGTTGATTTGCCGGACTGGGAGAGCTAACGCCAATGAGTATTAGCGTTAAAGCGCTGCTGGCGTTACTGCTGTTGAGCATTGGCGCCGCGGGCGGATTCTTGAATGCGCAAGACTACTATCAGCCTCGGCTCGATACCGCTAACAGTGACCTGGCCACCGTCACGGCCGGGCGCGACAACCTGGAAGCGCTGGCCGGTGAACAGGGCAGGAAGCTGGGGGAGTTGGTGACCGAGGGGAACGCGCGTGAGGAATTGGCGCGCCAGGCGCTGGCCACGGCCCGCGAAGAGGCGAAACCCGACTACGCCGCGGCCAATCGAATCCAGCGGGAGCGGATCGGCGGCGATGATTGCGTGGCGGCCACGGTAGTGATTGATCAGGAGATTTTCGGCCTATGAAGGCGTTACTCATTGGTGCCCTGGTGCTGCTGGCGGGGTGTGCCGGGCAACCGCCAGAAGTCCGCACCGTGCGCGTACCGGTACCAGTTCCGGTTCCGTGTCGCACGGGCGCTGTGGCGGCGCCAGCCTTTGCAGCAGAGGGACTCAAGAAGACGGATTCTCTTGAGGTGAAAGTGCGCGCCTTACTGGCCGAACGGAGACAGCGCATCGGCTACGAGCGCGAGCTGTTGGCGTCTCTGTCGGCGTGTCAGTGACCAGGCAGCAATAACCCTGGCGACAGGTTACGTCGCCATAAAGGTACTCCACAAAGTCAAAGGCAAGGCGTTACAGCCCGGTGCCTTTTTTTATGCGTGGACGCTTGCCAAGGGCTGTCTTGGCGTCGCGCGCTTTTCGACATACGAAGGCGCTACGCTGCGTTCCATCACATACTTGGCCCAACGGTCCATCAGCGGGCGGCGGCGTTCCAGCAAGTTGCCCCGGTTGTAGGCGCGGGTGGTGGCGTTGCCCACGGAGTGCGATAGCGCTACTTCACACAGATCCGACGGGAACTTGGTTTTCTCGGCTGCCCACATCCGGAACGTGGCGCGGAAGCCGTGCGGCGTGGCGCTTTCCCCGTAGCGGATGAGCACGCGGCGCATGGCGTTGTTGGCCATGATCGCCTCAAGGGTGCGGTTCGGAAAAATCAAGCTGCTCTTGCCACGGGTATGCACGTCTTTGAGCACGGCCATGGCCGCATCACTCAGCGGGATCTGGTGCGGCTCGCGGTTTTTCATGCGCTCGGCCGGAATGTTCCAGGTTTTGGTTTCGAAATCGATTTCGTCCCAGGTCGCGCCCATGGCCTCGCCACTACGGCAAGCTGTCAATATTACGAATTGCAGGCAGCGCGCGGCGCGGGTGATATCGCCTTCCAATTTTTCCATGAAGGCCGGTAGGCGCGAGTAGGGCATGGATTCCAGGTGTGTGGTTTCCGGTACCGACTGCGACAGGATGTTTTGCAGGTGCCCGCGCCAGCGCGCCGGGTTTTCGCCGGTGCGGTGGCCACGCGTTTTGGCGAAGTCGAGGATCAGCTCGATGCGGTTTCGCACGCGGCGGGCCGATTCTGGCAATTCACGCCAAATAGGCTCAAGGACCGACATCACCGCTTTCGTGTCGATGTCACTGACCGGCATCAGGCCGATTATTGGGAATACGTGGTCGCGCAGAGAGCTGAACCACTGGGCGGCGTGTTTCTCCGACCAGCCGTGTTTATAGCGCTCAATGCGTTCTAATGCTTCGTCTTGAAAGGTAACGGTCGGTTTGGTCTGCTGGTGTTTCTGCGCCAGCGGATCAATACCGTTGTTGATCTGTACGCGCAATTCCAGGCATTTGGCCCGAGCTTCCGCCAGCGACACGAGCGGGAACGAGCCCAGCCCCATGTCGTGACGGTCGCCGTCGAGCTGGTAGCGGAAGATCCAGGATTTTGCACCGGTCTTAGTGACGCGCAGGGACAAGCCATTCTTATCCGTGTACGTCGCTGGGATGGTGATGTTTTGGATCACTTTTTGTGTGAGAGCCATTGTGATTACCTTTTATGCGCGATTTGTTGGAGCGATATCCATTTCGTGAGCAAAAATTTGCTGGGTACGGCTAGACAGTTTTGGATTAAGTAGGTTTAGGGACAGCCGTTCTTTCAGATAGTGCTGAAAGTACGAGGGATATGTTATCCCCGAACGGCCGGCCGTAAACCCCAACAAGGTAAGGCTTTTGGCATAAAAGGGGTGGCGTGGTCCCACACTTGCCCCCACATCAAACCGTAGAAGGTTTGCCGGTGGGGGCGGGGCTTTATCTAGAGGGGGTGCGGCGATTCCGACGAATGGTCGGATCAGAAGGGGGTTTTTTGCGCGGTTTTGCTGTTCAAGTACGTCAAATATGCGTCTGCACTGCCAAATAACTCAATCATTCGGGCCGCGTGGCGCTGTTCGGCGGCCATTCGTCGATCTGTGCGGGCACTTTGCTGCTGTACCTGGTGCTCATTCAAGCGCTGAAGGCCTCGCCCGACCTCGACCGGCAAGCCATAACCCGCCGCCACACTCAAAATCATGATCAGCCCCCCGATTCCGACGCGGACGCGCTTGGCCAGCGCCGGGATGGGATGCAGTGCCGGGTACAGGGCGCGATAGACAAACACCAGCGCCAGGCAGAGGACGATTGCGGCAATTGACAGCATATGATTACCCCTTGAATTCGAATTGAATGAGCCAGCACCACGGGTTGCTTTCCGCTGGGGTGCCGGGAAGACTTCCCGCCCAATATTTGTGGAACTCGACCTTGGTTGAATAGCCACACGCCTGCCAATCATGCTCACCAAGATCGGCAAAGCGGGCGATGTCCAAGCGTTTGACGCGCCCGGTACCGAAGTGCGCGAGCTTTTGCGGGGGCAGCTCTTGCAGCAACTCGAAAGCGTGGCCCTGTTGGATGGGGGCGATATCGCGGCCGATCAGACCGATACGGAAGGCGAGCCGAACGGCGTACATCAGTGCCGGCGCGTCATCGAGACTCATGCCGCACGCGGCCAGCTCCTGGGCATCGATCACCGGTTGTGGATCGAAGGGCACGATGACCAATTTCACCGCACCGCTTTGCACTTTGGCGCTAATTTCTGGCGAAAAGACCATTTTCTTTAACGAAAAGTCGGAATTCCCGTCATTGGCGCGGGTAAGGGCGCCGTCACTCATCAGCGGTTGCCACCGGCGCCGATATTCGCCAGCCCACTACAAAGTCGACGTCGAAAGCGAGTGATATACAGCTCCATGTCACATGGTAGCTTCGTCCTGTTTTGGTAGACGCAGCGCCCAGCAGCACGCTGCCGTCTTTGAGTTTTAAATCGAGAATGGCAGGCAGTTCGGGGTAGTCTTCGGTTTCCCAGCTGTGGGCGTCCTTGGTCAGCAGCTCGACAGCCGCAACAACCTGGCTCACTTCGAAGCCGTCGCGCTTCGACAGCAGGCCCACGGCCGAGGCAATCGCGAAAATGCCGGTTTGCCAGCGATCTTTGCGCACGGGCTTATCATCACCGGGCCGAAACTCGTAATCCTCAAGCTTGGCGGTGCGGAATTCAGGAAGGCGAAAATCAGCCTCGGAAACTGTTCGTTGGTGTTTCATCAGCGGCTCATTAGATTGAAAGTGATTTTCTTGATAGGGGCGTTATGTTCTGTGCGGAGCATCGCCACCAGCGCATCGATTAGGTTGAGGGCCGCCTCGCGCGCCTCGTTGTACGTCATCAGGGCGCCGCTCTCGGGCAACCATTCCGCCTCGCGGGCATTCCCTTGAGCATCGGCCACCATAAACTTACCGGACCAGCGCACGGGCTTTTTGGGGAGCTTGCGCTGGCTTTTTGAAGGCTTTCCTTTGAAGTGGTTGACGAGCGTTCGGCCGTTAAAACTGATGTTCATCGGATGTTCCCTTGCATAACTGGCGCCCTTGGGTAGAATCCGGGCTACTTTGTCTCTGGCGAGTGAAGTGAGAAGAAACCGCGCAGCCTTGGCTTCGCGGTTTTTTTTCGCCTGCTGTTTGGTCAGATCCCTTGCGGAACTTCCTCGCCGCCCAAGGCCTCGATCAGCGCCGGAAGGAATTGCCGGAAGGTCAGCATCATCAGGACAAACCCTGCATCGAGCTGGCCCAACGCATCATCACCGCCGTCGGCTTCTGCCTGGTCGGTCAAGATGTCCTCAAACTTGATGCCCTTGATGGTCATACGGTCGTCGAGCGCAAACGACAGCTTGTCCTGGTAAGCCATGGCCACCTGAGTGACCAGCTTCCCGGTGCTCAGGTGCAGTTGAATTTCATCGCTGGTCAGATCCTGGCGCGTGCAACGTACAACGCCGCCGTCTTCATGGGTGTCACGCAACTCACACTTATCGAGCACGAACAAATCGTCCGGCGCCTTCTTGGTCTGGACCCACTCCGTCATGCAGGCGGCCGGGCTCATCTTGACCATTAGGGGGCGCACAGGCAGCGAGCCGAGTACTTCGCGCAAGGTCGACAGCAAGTCCTCGGCACGGGCTGGAGAAGCCGTGTTGACCAGGATCAGCCCCGCCTTCGGATCGATGGCGGCGAAGGTAGTCCCCCGGCGAACGAATGCCCGCGGCAGGAAGGCCTGAATGATTTCATCCTTGATCTGATCGCGTTCCTTTTTGTAGACCTTGCGCCCCTGGTCCGCTTCGATTTCCTCGACCTTTTCCTTCACCGCGTCGCGCACGACGTTGCCGGGCAGAATGCGCTCTTCTTTACGGCCGGCGATCAGCAGGAAGTCGCCACTGACATGCACCAGCGGCGCGTCATCGCCCTTGCCGAAGGGGGCCGCAAAGCCGTAGGTGTTGAATTCTTGGGTGGCGGTCGGGCGAGCCGGCTTGGTTGCCAGTGCGGTAGCCAGCGCGTCGATGTCCCAAGGCAGGGTTTGGGTGAGGCGGTAGACCAGCAGATTTTTGAAAAACATGGTTGTCCTTAGCGGGGTAGGGCAAGCGTGGACCGGGTGGCCCACGGGGAGTTAGGCGCCAGCCAGGTAGGGCATTGGCGCAAAAGGTATGTCGTCGTCGAAGCTGTCAAAGTCCGGCGGGTTGCCGCCTTGTGGCCCATCAGCGCGATGCGGAGCCGGGGCGGCCTGTTGTGGGCGCGGTGCTTGCTGGCGGCCGGCGGTGCTTGGATCGGCTGGCCGTTGGCGTTGCTGCTGTTGCTGGCCCTGCTGGTCACCCTGTGGACGGCCGCCGAGCAGCTGCATGGTGCCCTGCATGTCGACGACGATTTCAGTGGTGTAGCGCTTGATGCCGTCCTTTTCCCACTCGCGGGTTTGTAGCTTCCCCTCGATATAGACCTGAGAGCCTTTGCGCAGGTATTCGCCGGCGATTTCCGCAACCTTGCCGAACATGCTTACCCGGTGCCATTCCGTCTTCTCGACTTTCTGGCCGGTCTGTTTGTCGGTCCATTGCTCGCTGGTGGCCAGGCTCAGGTTCGTTACCGCGTTGCCGTTGGGCAAATAGCGGACTTCGGGATCCTGGCCACATGTGCCGACCAGGATCACTTTGTTGACGCCGCGAGCCATAAAAGCCCCCTCCTGTTGTATCCCTATACGTGGTTCGGGCGTAGAAACCCGCTGTCGGCGCATAAGATAATGCCTTATCAAGATTTAAAACAGCGCTTTTATGTCTGCATAGTTTAGTATCTAGCCATATCGAACTGAATTAGGGCTGTGAGGACAATGAACCTGGAAGTATTTGAGGGGGCTGTAACCGTCGAAGAGGCGGTGCAAGCCAGTTACCTGGAGCGACAGCGCCGGTTTTACCTGTACGTCGACCTAAAAGCCGATGGCGTGCGCTTGGACTTGTTTCGGCACTTGCCGGAAAAGGAGCTGCATACCCTGTCGAATCAGGTGAGCGTGGCGTGTAAGGCGCGGACTGGCATTACCGAAAAGCTGGCCAGACGGCTGGAGTTCGTGATTGGCATTCCGTTTGGCTTCTTCGATCACCCACTGCCTGAGCGTGAGTTGCGGGCCTCCATGGCGCGCGGTACCCGACTGGTGCGCAAGCTGGCCAAGTACGACCTAGACCCGGAATGGGCAGGGCGCAGCAAGAACAAAATCGCGCAGATTATGGAGTCGCCTACCGGCCAGCGCGGGGTGTCGAAAGCCCTGTATCAGCAGGTAATCACGGCGCTGCGCCCGAAAAAAGGCAGTGTGAACAAGGAAGTATAGGGAGCGCGCAATGTTAGACGGCCACCTTTCCGCTATGGTATACAGCACGCCGAATTGAGGCGATCCGCCTAGCGCACCAAACTGGAGACGAAAAAAAAGAACCACTCCCGACCAAGGCAATAGGTTCTTTTTTTAACAACGATATGCAACAAATAAATGATCAATCCGTAAGCTTTCCTTGCTTACCCCGTGCTATCGGAAGATGGCGCCAGGGGGATCTGCTTTGTTGACGTCCCGAGTATACCACAGGCTCGGGATCTGCAAAGTTTCCAGCCTTTTCCAAGAATTCTCTAACGGTGTTTTGCTGATCCAGCCGCGTGGCTGTGTCTTTCGGCTCCCGTTCGTGTCCGTGTTTTTTGCCGTCAGCATCCAATCTTTAGGGGGTGCTCGATGAGCATCGTTCGCGCCGCACGAAAAGCCCAGTTCTACAACCTGCCCACCAACATCGTCGATGACGATCGGTTGTCGTGGGAGGCCCGCGGCATGCTGGTTTACCTACTGAGCAAGCCGGATATGTGGACGGTGCAGGTGCGGGATCTGATGAACCGCACCAAGAACGCCATAGGCAAGTCTGCTGGCAAAGACAAGGTGTACAGCATCCTCAACGAGCTACGCGCCGCAGGGTATGTCTACCGGGAGTTCAGGCGGGAGGGCGGAAACTTCGTGGGGGTGGATTACGAAGTGTCTGAGACGCCTGATTTAGAGGCTGCTGCCGAATATGTGCAGTCCTTGGAAGTGAAAGCCAGCGCACCGTTTCCGGATTTGACGGAAACGGTAGATCCGGCGCCACCGTTTCCGGATTTGGCGGAAACGGCGGAATCGTTTACGGCAAAGCCCGAAACATTAGACAGTACTGAAAGAGCAACAAGTATTGAAAAAGCAGTAAAACCTATCACCGACCCCCTGGTAGCAAAATCTGACCAGGATCAGGGCGCCGATATCGACTCAACGCTACCCGCTGATTACCCAAGCGAATACCCACGCAATCCGGCCAGTACGATCTATGCCGCCTGGCTGGCGTATGCCGTGGCCTTCCGTGAGAGGTACAAGCTTTGGCCGGTCTACAACGCCACCGTGGCCGGGATCATGGGCAAGGCCGTGGCTCGCATCCAAGACGCAACGCCAGCCGCTGCGACCCATTACGTCAAGCATGAATCCGCCGCGTCACTGACTGACAAGCTCCACCCCGTCGCCATCTTTTTGAAGCATTGCGAAAGCTACGCCGGCAAGGCCGTGCTGACCGAGCAAAGCCAAAAGCGAGCGGACAGAGCGGCGGTGGCCGTGCAGGAAGCGGAACGAGCCAGCGCAGCAGCGCCCCAGGCAATCGAAAACACTAAATCCACACCGTCGCCAGCCTCCACCGGCGCCGCAGCCCTGAGCGCGCTCAAAACTCGCGTGGGCATCCCGAGCAAGTGATTCACCCGTAACGCCAAACACTCAATCGCCAGAGAGAAAACAACCATGCGCTATTCCGGTAAAAACCCAACCAAGGCCCAAGACCAGTGGTTCAACGACGTTGCGGACATTTGCGGTTGCATCTGCTGCATGTTGGACGGCTTCAAGCGGGACTTTTCAGAGCAGGCCCACGTTTCGATCCACCACTGTGACGGCCGCACCAAGCCCCACGCGCATTTCTTTGTGCTGCCGCTGTGCGCTGGACACCACCAAAACGGCTATGGCCAGCGACCGGGGATGTTGGCGGTTCACGGCCACAAAGCGCGCTGGATTGAGCAGTACGGCAGCGAAATCGAACTGGTGGGGATGTGTGTCCAGATGGTAGACGCCTCGGGCCGCGCGGTACCGGATGGCGTGCGGGCACTGGTGACCGCTTGGGAACAGAGCAATCACGATTCGACTGAGGCCGCCTGATGAGCGACACCGAACAAGTACAGGCACCGGCAAAAAGGAGCACGAAGGTTTGCCGGTGCGGGAGTACAGCCCTGATCACATTCAAGTCGCTCAACCGCAAGCGGTGCAGTGACTGCAACAAGCTCATGTACTGGCCGCTCGACGAAGGCCAGCAACCACTCAACGGCCACCACCGGGCGGGCCGCAAGAACAAGGATCAACCAAAATGAAAGCCAAACGTATCGGCACCCACGATCTGCCACTGCCTGAGCGCGCCAAGGCCCGAGACTTCGGTTACGACCTGCGCACCGCACACATGGTGTACCTGCCGCCTGGCAAGCGCACCACAATCCATACCGGCTTCGCCTATGAGTTCCTGGCCGACCAGGGCGCGCAAATCTGGCCGCGCAGTGGGTTGGCGGAAAAGCACGGTATCGACGTATTGGCCGGACTGGTCGACGGTGGCTATCAGGGTGAGGTGAAAGTGATCCTGGTCAACCACGGCGATGAGCCGGTGACGTTTGAGGCGGGGGATAGAATCGCGCAGATGGTAATCGTTACCCGTGTAATGCCGACGTTCTTCGGTACAGAGCTGGTCGAGGTGGAAGAGTTCACCACGGCCTCAGACCGTGGCGCCGGCGGTTTCGGCCACACTGGCGCCGCGTAGCTTTGCCTTAGTGTGTCCGGGGATACTTTCTATCCCCGGACGCAATCCATAAGTTTTATTCAAATAAAGCTTTATAAAATTCAGGGCCTAATGATAATCTTGCGTCTTCACCAAAACGCCAGAGATAAACCCGATGCCCACCCTCCCACTCATGTTTAGCCGGATGTCGGCGGACCTGTTAGCGCACCGAATGCGCTTCCTGGCCTGCCCTGAAATCCTGGCAGATTTGTACGACATCAACCCGCCGGCCGGGTTTGACCTTGAGCGCTGGGCCGATACCGCCCGTGCGCTGACCGAGGATCTGCAAGCCGGTAAAGCCATTACCCCCGATCAAGCCACCATCGCGTTGCTGGTCGAATCGCTTGAAGGCAATAGCGTGATCGCCAAAGCCCCTATGAGTAGTCGTGCCGGCCTGATTCAAGTGGCCGCCATGATTGCAACCCGTCTTAAGCCCTATGCAGGCCGCACGATTCATCCGGAGGTTCACTGATATGACCGTTCAAACCCTAACCCCGGTCGGCGGCAAGCCTGATTGGGTTGGCGCGATGGTGGGCAATCCCCGCTTTGAGTTCACCGCGCGTCTGTGTACCGGCAACGACAAGCTGCGCCTGATCGCCAAGCACCTGCCGACCTGCACCACGGCCGAGCTGGAGGTGTGCGCCGTCGGCAATTCCGACATGAATACCGCCCGTGTTGAGCTGTGCGAGAAACTGGTGGCGACCATGCTGCAAGAAGGCACGGTAGATCACGGTATTAGCCAGTTCGCCAAACTGCTGCGCTGTGAGTACGCCAATCGCCTGATTCAGGTCATTTCCAGCTATGGCCGGTTCTTCTTTTACTCCCGGTCGTGCGACAGCGTGGCGCGGCTGACCTTTGACCAGCGGGTTTACTTGCACGATGAGAAAGGCGCCACGATTGAGGTTAAGGCATCCAGCAAGTGGAAGGGGTTCAGCCACGGGGGCACGCTGCGCGATCTGGTGTTGCAGATGCGCAACTACGTGATGCGGGGGGAGCGTATCGACCCGGCCTATCTCGGGATCGATCGTCGGCTGGGCGGAAACATTTGGGGCTACCCGCCTGAGCAGATGCGCCTGTGTCGTGAGGCGGCGCAGCAGCTGCCGATTATCAACGTGGCCACCCCAATGGAGTGCGCCGCATGAGCATTCACCTCGGGCCAAAGCCGTTTGGCCATATCAGCGTTAAGTCCGTTTGTGATGAGTGCGGCAAGGCGCGTAGCAGCGGTAACCACGCGAAGTGCAGCAAGAAGCGCCAAGTTCGCACCGCCTCGCTGAGGGCTGGGCAATGACCACCTCTGTCGCGCCACCGCTGGCGCCTGTCTTGACCGCCGCGGAACAGGACCAGATCGAAGCCGCCGAGCTGCAAAGCTGGCTGGTGGGTAATGCCCGGTCGATCCGCCCAGTGGCACGCGTTGGGCTTATGGGTTGGGCGCTGGCGGCACTCAAGGCCAACCCTGCACTGGCCGAGCTGCATATTCTTGAAGAGGTCTGCGCCTTCTACGCGAATGACGAAGACACTTTTAACCGTGAAGGCGGGGAGCCTTTCGGCTCGATCCCTACTGAGGTCGGCATGAAAGCCCGCCAGGCCCGCGAACGGTTCATTGAGCGGGAAGAACGGGCCAATAGCGCTATTGAGTTAAAGCGTTATAACTCTTTAGAGTCGGGCGAATGATGCGGGCCGCCGAGATACAGACCGACATGTTTGCCATGCCGGTCGAAGCGTCGAAGCCGGTACCCATGGCGCCGGTGGCCAGCGTGGAAAGCCGGGCACTCAATGCGGTGTATGGCGAGTATCTGGAGCACAGCATTCGCTATTACCTCCTGGACGCCCCTTTAGTTTCAGACGCTTATTTCGACGGCCTTTGCAAAACGCTGCTGGCCGGCTGGGAGCTGGTCACGCACCGGTTCAAACACATGTGTGACGAATCGGCCTTGCATGCCGGGACGGGGTTTCAGTTGCCATTTCACGAGCTGGACCCAATCGTCTGGATGTGCCGCCAGCACCACGAAACCCCACTCAAAGACATTTACGGAATCCACCCATGAATAACCAAGCCCCCGCCGTCGCTATTACCCGCCACTCCGCTACAACCCTGCGCTTTGCCACTGGTGACCTGGCGAAGGCCGAGTATGTGGACGCCAAGCTGTTGGACGAAGCCCTGGCGCGCATTGCCGAGCTTGAGGCGCCAGTGGCCCAGCACCAGGGCGCACCGGCAACGCTTCGATTCCCCACCATGCTGCGCAAGATGTGGTCGGGTGGTGAGGTTCAGAGTTGGATCGAAGAGCAAGGCCCGCTTTATCGTCAGCCAATGCAGTACCAGGGCGATGCGGCAACGCTCCAGCAGGTTTATGACGTGTTCGGTGTTGGTGAGCTGGCGCGTACCCCCAGCACGCTGCTGACCTGTCTGCACAACGTGAAACGGTTTTCCGATCTTCTGCACGCCGTGGAGCGTGAGTTTTTCATGGTGCCGGGTGAGCCGTCTGGTGAGCCGGAGGACGAAGGGGCGCCGGTTGACGACGATTGCCTGGTGAATTGCTGGGGATCGTCACAAGAGCAATACCTTGAGCAGTTCCGTACCGCGCTGCTGCTGATTTCCAAGCCAGCAGGGGAACCGGTGGCGCATATCCAGTTTGGCGAGGTTGATTCGGGCGAGATTGGCGATTACGAGATTGAGCCAAACCGTAAGGTCTGCGAGGCCTTGAACTTGGCGGATAACGGGAATGCGTCGATCTATGACCTGTATCTGTTCCCGCGCCAGGAATCCGCCGAGCAATGACCAAGCACCTCGTTTGGTTCCCGCCCCAGTACGGTAATCCCGGCGCTTGGCGCGAATGCACCGTAGACCGGTTCGGCGTGTGGCGTGGCCCGACCGGCTCGTACATTCCGGCCCCTAGCCCTGATCGAGTAAAAACATGAAAGCACTGACAATTCGCCAGCCATGGGCCTGGCTGATCATCCACGGCGGCAAGGACATCGAAAACCGCTCGTGGCACACAAAGTTTCGCGGGCGCTTCCTGGTGCATGCCGCCAAGGGGATGACAAGGGACGAATACGCCGACGCTTACCAATTCGCCCTGGAATGCGGCATTACCGACCTACCGCGTTTCGCAGAACTGGAGCGCGGCGGGATTGTTGGCTCTGTTGAGCTGGTCGACAGCTTGGACCGTAGCGATTCGCCCTGGTACATGGGCCAGAAGGCTTTCCTGCTGCGCGATCCTCAGCCTATCCCGTTCATTCCGTACACCGGCCAGCTCCAATTTTTCGAAGTGCCTGACAATCTTGTTGCCCGGTGCCGAATCCCTACAGCCTTCAAGGGAGAATCCAAATGACCGACATCGACCCTACCGAGCTTGAGCGCGTTATTCGCAAGATCAAGCACTGCCTGGCGCTGTCGACCAGCGCCAACGAGCACGAAGCGGCGGCCGCCATGCGTCAGGCTCAAAAGCTGATGGCCAAGTATCGACTCACCGAGGCAGAGGTGAACCTGAGTGACGTGGGCGAGGCCCGTAGCGACCTGTCCAAGGCCAAGCGCGACGTGTGGGACTGCATGTTGTCGTCCATGGTCGGCACGGTGTTCGACTGTGAGGTGCTGACAGTAAAGGGCTACAACCAAATCACCCTCAAGCGTATCGAGCGGGCCATGTTTGTGGGTGTGAAACCGGCGCCGGAAATTGCCAAGTACGCCTATGAAACACTGCACCGTCAGTGCTCAGGCGCTCGTAAGGCGTATATCGAGCGGATCAAGCGCGGAGAGGTTCCAGAAGCGCCGGGAACCCCCAATACCCGAGGCAACCACTTCGCGTTTTATTGGGTGGGCGTGGTCGAGGACAAGCTGCGGGCGCTGGTGCCGGATGGTGAAGACACGCCAGAGCAGGCCGAAAGCAATGCTCGCGCGCTGATCGTGATCAAGTCCAACAACCAGGAGCTGATCACGGCCTACATAAGAGACCTCACGGGCGGCAAGGGGCCGACCGAAGGGACAAACCATCGTAAGTGCAAGGTATCCCCGGTGGACGCTCATTTTGGCATCAGGGCGGGGCGTCAGGCTCAGGTCAATCATGGCGTGGGCACTACCGGCGAACCACTGGCCGCCATTGGCCAGCCACCCGTAGGCACGCAAGGGAGCTTTCTGTGAGCGAATTCCTATTGCAGGACTCCCGCGGCAACACCGGCGACCGCCTGATGTTTTGGGCGGCGGGCGGCGGGTACACGACGAACCTGGTCGCGGCTCAGCGCTACACCAAGGAAGAGGCGGCCAGTCAGAACGAAAGCCGGGAAACCGATCTGCCTTGGCCGGTTGATTACCTGATGGCGCGTCACACGCTGGCGGTCGATTGCCAGTATGTGAATCCGGACGATATCGCGGCGCAGCTGGACGGTACCGAGCCGGTCTATCTGTACGCGGCCCGCGCCTGGGATGGCAATGATCTGCTGTGGCAGACCAATGATGGTCGGCATAGCGACAACCTGGCCGAGGCTGAGGCGTTTGAGGGGCGCGTGGGTGTCTCCGTGGGCGCTGTCGCCAGCAATGGCCTGAGAGCGATCCCTAAGGCCGTCGCTGACTCACTGGCGCGCAAGGTGGTGGCCGCCGGCAACGTAAAGCACAAGGAAGCACTGAGAGGAACGGGGATTATCCTTACCAAGCCCCCGAAGCTCAGGGTGTTCCGCGACCGGTGCGGCGGCTGCGGGGTGTTTATCTCCGACGCCCAGCGCTTCCAGGACTGCCCCAGGTGCGGAGGGAGTAACGCGCCATAGCGGCAACCCACAAGCGACATGATCCATTCAACGGCAAAGCGCCAAAACGCTTTGCCGTTTCTGTTTGAAGCGACGACAGCGACTGCCCGGCCAAAGGCATAAAGATTCGACTAACTGCAAAGAGTTAAGGCGTTAAAACGTTAATGACACATTAGCGTTTTTATGTAATTATGCCGTTACTCCGCCAGAGATAAGGATTACCCCCATGAACGATTACCAAGCAATGGCTCCCGGCCAGGAGCACGCAAATGGCTGAATACCTGTTAGTCACTCGCGAGCTGCTGCAAGGGCTGTATGAGGATCTTGAGCGCGCTGCGCCCGAAATGCCGTCTTTGAAGTCTGACGCCGGCGCCCGTCGCAACTTGATGCGCCTCATTCTGGCCCGCCAGCCGTCCGAGCATGTCCGCCCGATGCCGACCACTACGGAAGAGCTGGCGGAACAGGCGAAAGCGACGGCCGAACGCTTGCGCCATGCCGAGCGCTTGTTGCACCGGTGCCGGCCGCTGATCGTCGAAGGGGGGCGCCATGTCGAAGTCGGATCGGTGACTGAATCTGTAGAGCGGTTCCTTAAAACTGCATACCGTGGGGGTGAGGAATGAGCACGACAGACGGACCAGTTCGCCACGACATCATGTTCAGCATGTCCGCCGCGAGCCATGGGCGCGTGATTCTGCTGCTGAGCCAGTGTGGCCACAAAAACCTCAATCTGTTGCTGGCGCGTGGTCTGGCGCTGGTGCAATGGGTGGAGGATCAGCAAGACCTTGGCCGCACCATTGGCGCCGTGATTTATGGCGATGAGGGTGTAGACGTGGCAGAACTGGAAGAGCGCCCGGAGCTGTTGAAGCCTCAGCCGCGGCCCCAGTCGTTGACTCAACCCAAGGTCGTCGCCCCGGTACCGGTACAAGAGTCGGCGCCGGTGGTGGAGCCAACTCCAGCCCCAAAGCCTGAGCCGGTGGCCACGCCTGCGCCGGTGATCGATCCCGCCAAGCTGGTGGCGCGTCCCAAGATGCCGCCCCCGGTAACGCAGCCGAAATACCGCGCCCCAAGTGGCCGTGAGCAGGTATTGCGCGCCCATATCCCCAATGACAACGGCCCGGTAAAGAGCCATTCGTGGGTGTGCTGGAAGTTTAAGCAGGAAAAGCGTCTGCCGCCGATCCTCATTGGTGATGACCGGGCGCTACCGGGGGAGTTGAGCCTTGAGCACCTGCCAGAGCTTGAGCGCATGTTGGTGGACGCTCGCCACGCCACGCACTTCCAGCTGACCAAAGAGAACTACCTTGCCTACTACGCCTTCCAGCACGGTACCGGGAAGCGCGGCGGCTGGTGCTATGTCGAAGAAGGTTCTATGCAGCTGCGCAAGGATGACCAATGCGACGGCGGGCTGTTTGCGATCTTTCCGGTGGTGATGGCTGTCGAGTACTTGCGCCGTCTGGCCAATCCGCGGGCTTCGGTGGCCCGCGCATGAACGGCCGGAAGCATTGCGCCTTTGAGGCGTTCGTGATCGATCAGCACAGTGCGCAGATGAAGGGCGCCGGGCACCAGTTCACCGAGGCGATGCGCCAGCACATGGTCAAAACGCTTGAGCATGGGCGTCCGTATTACAGCTTTATCGAAGGTGGGGAGCAGTGGCCCGCGTTCGAAGCGGCCTGGAATCTTTCGCGGGAGGCGCTGGTGATTACGTTGCCGGCGCGTGCCAAGCCGATCGAATTGATGATCGAAGGCCGTCCGATTTTCAGCATGAGCGGCGAAGGCCGTAACGCGGCGCTGGATGAATGCCGTGCCAATATCGAATCAGAAGGGGTAACAGTCAGTGAATGAATCAACGAAATTTGACCTGTCCACGTCGGAAGGTGGGCGCGGTTACCTGGAGAACCTGTTTCAGACGCAGCTCAAGCGCCACGACTTTACGAATTACATCCGCGTCGAGCTGGCGGCTGACTTCGCCTGCGCCCTGTCGCAGTACATCGCCCCCGCCCAGGCCGAAATCAACGCTGGTCTGGCTCGTGAGCAAGTGTTGCGGGAACAGCTGGAGCCCAAGACAGTGCGCGAGCTTCTTGAGTGCAACATGATCAAGAATCTTTCCGAAAAGCAACTCAACGACGGACTCAAGCAGTTGCACCGTGAGAATACGGACCTGCGCCGTCACCTTCACGAGGCCGCCACGTCGCTGGAAACGATCAGCAAGCTGGCCGGTCGGGATGAGTTCATGAAGCACATGAGCCAGGTGTGTGGCTACGCTAATAGCCGCGCCACGGTGGCTCGTGCGTTCATGGACCAGCTAGCAGAGGTAGATAATGCGCCGGTAGTGCTCCCTGACTCGGGACCGTATGGCGTTGAACTGCCAGCGCAGACCTGGGACCAGATACACCAACACGCCAAGGAACTTGCCGAGTGTGCGAAGGACAGCAGCGACGTGACTTGTGAGCTTTCAGAGTCAGATATCAACGAGCTGATTTCCTTTGCCGTTGAGCTGATGCGCCCGAAACCAGCCGAAGAGGCCGCGGGTGATGAGTAAGCATGTGATGGAATGCGTTGAGCTAGACGACGGCGGTAGCAGGGTATGCCTTGGCTGCCGCCAGTACGTGTACGGGAGCCTTACCGAAACCCCACCAGGTGAGTGCCCGACGCCGTACAAGTCCCCCAAGCAGCTGCTGACCGAGTCTGTAGCCCGTGAGGCAGCGTTGCGGGAAGAACTGGAAACATCAAGGATCGCACACCATGAAACGGCCAAGGTTGCCGACGCCCTGAAACAGCGCCTTGATAGCGAGTCTGGCGCAGTGTTGTGCCTTCAAGAGCGCCTGACAGCCGCCGCGCAGTGGAATACGGAGCTGGTTAGCGCCGTCCGTTCAATCAATCGCGGCAAGTATCATGAGGTCTTGGTGCCTGGTGACGATGAGCCGCAGTACAGGCAGCGTAAGGAGTGGGTTGATTGGGTGCTCGGCATTTGCGATGAGGTTTCCGCCACAACACCCAATGAGCAGGGAGCGGTTGCGCTCGCACCGATGGTTGAGCGGATGAGTGGTGAGCAGGCCGGTTTGACATTCAAGTACCAGCACCCACTGACCAAGGAGAACCGTAGCGTCAGCCTGACGAAAGCCGAGGTTGCCGCCGGGATGGAAGACACCTTGTATGAAAAGCTGGTCGCTCAGTTCTGCCAGTGCGAATCGGTAGGCGAAACGAATGTGGTTGATTGCAACTGCGACGAGTACATCCACGACTTTGAGCTGGTAGCGGATGATGCCGAGGCCGAGCAACCCGTGTCCGATCCGGTAAACGAATTTGACGCCCGGTTTCTGCGGAGTATTGACAGCGGCAACGGCCAGCCCGGTGCATTTTCCCATAACAGCCGGCCCAGTGCATTTAACCATGAGAATTATGGCGCCTGCGGACAGACGCCAAGGGTTTACGGCGGCTATCAGACCAGTGACAACAGGCCGATGTCCCATGACTTCACTAAGGCCCGCGATTTTAATGCTGCATCGGCGCCTACGCCTGGAAGAGCCTATAGCGACTGGGCCAACAAGTGCGAGTCCGCGCCGGTAACGGTAGTAGGTGATGAACCATCGAGCCGCGACTACCCGCACGGCGAATCCTTTTATCGCAACAAGGATGCAGACTGATGGATAACAAAACAATTGACGGCGTACCGCGTGAGTTGCTGGAGCGCATAGCTCAATGGGGCTCAGTAACTTGGCCAGATAAGAACAAACTGCGCGCTCTTCTCGCCAAAGCTGATGTCCCCCTCACCAATGAGGGAAACATGTCGGGCGTGGTCGGTACGGTTGTCGGCGGTGATTGCAGCCACAACACGGTAACCGTCCAGGTGATCGGTGATGTTCCAAGCGAGCTGTGGACGATGGGCGAGGCGGCTACGCTGACTCACGGCCACCTAGCCGCCACGCCTGACTTTGACAGCGTGCTGGCGGACCACAATCGCCTGGTGCGTGAGCTGGACGTGCTGCTGAATGGCGAAGCTGGCGCCGCTGATCAGGCCAGCCTGTGCGATATCGTTGCCCAGGTGCGTATGGCGCGGAAGAAGCCCGGCACAGGTGCGCTCCAATTGCTGGCGCTGGTCCCTGACCAGGTTGTGGGGCGCGTGCATCACAACCCGGATCAACACGACCAGGTTCGCGCTGTGCTGAATGAATGCGGCCGCGCGCTGCCTGACCACGCGCCACTCTATGCCCGCCCGGCCGATACCCTTCTGCGCTACGTCCGTGCGCCGTCTCGGAAAGATCCGAAGTACCACGAGGAATGGCCAGAGATTGAAGGCGGCCCGGTGTTCGACGGCGTGACCTACTGCAAGGATTTGTTTGAGGCGCTAAAGCGTTTTAACGTTATAGTGGCGGAAACCATGCCAGAGGATGCCGTCGATGAGTAACAAGGAACGATTTGCCGATATCGTCGGCCAGTTTGAGCGGTACGGCTGGCCGTCTGAGCCGGTATTGAACCTGCTGGAAGCCGTCACAAATTTAAACGATGACGTCTGCAACGACCGCTTGCTTGATCGCAGTCTGGCGCAGATCAAAGGCGCATTGGCGGCATTCACTCCGGCCGATACCAGCCAAGGCGCGCCGGTGGTGGGGGGGCCCGCAGGCTGGAAGCTGGTACCGATCCAGCCAACCCCGGACATGCTCAAGGCCGTTGACGACGAAGCTACGGACAAGCACTTGGCCCGTGGGCGCGCGATCAGCGCTTGGGGGTTGATGCTCGATGCTGCACCGATGGCTCAGTCCGTAATGCAAAGCATGGAAACGGCGCCGCGTGATGGCACTCACATACTGGTGAAGCACATCGTCACTCACTACGTCCGCGAGCCCTGGCTGCCCCGCCCCGGTGAATACTCCCACGGTGAGTACCGCCCCGTAGGCCACAAGTGGGAAGAGTTCTGGTTTGTGGACGGAAAGTTTGAAGCGTGGGGCGGTACTGACAAAACCCGCACGATCAACGGAGGCGGCGAGCCGATAGGCTGGGTTCCCCTCCCATACGATAAAACGCCAGAGGTGAAGTCTTGAACAACAACGAAGCTATTCCGGGCATGGTGCCTACATTCACCGGCACGCATGCGGTGATGATCGATTCGAAGAACGGGCATTACGGGTGGGTTTTCTTTAAGCATCCGGACGGCGGTTGGGTTTCGTCCCGCAAAGCCTCGGAGGCAGAATTTAAGGCAGCCCAGCACCAGGTGCAGGCACTTACCGCTGGCGCTCATGCGTTCCTGGCGCCATCCCCGGCTGAAACGCCTGGCGCCAAGTGGCGCGCTGAGGGCTCCCCTGATCCACACGGGGAGAGTTACGACTGCGAGCGCGCCAATCTGTGCATGGGTGATTTAACGGACGATGAGCTGGCGAACGCGCTGTTTGTGTGTGACCACCGCCGGAGCCTGGACAGCATTGGGTATTTGACGGCGGCCAAGGATCGCATCCGGTGGCTGTCGCGGGCGCTTGAGAAGGCGCAGGCCGGTGGCGGGTTATGAGTAAGGCGTCTGTAACCCGCATTCGCCATGCGCTGCCAGTGAGCCAGGAGATTTCTGAGTCGCTGGCGGCGCTTGAGGCTGGCATTCGGGCCGCGATAGGCAAGGCCAAGGACGATGGCTTGCCGCAAGGGCTGCTGTCGTCAATCCTGAGTGCCTATGCGCTACAGGAGACACAGAGAATGCTTGGGGGCGGTGAGTCATGAGTGAATTCAAGCACGAGCCATTGAAACGGATCCGCGAAGACGTTGCCGGGGAGGGGATCTTTGTCCGCCTGTGGCAAGAGCTGATGCAGTGCTCGATTGAAGAGCACTCCCGGATCATCGTGACGCCGAACAACAAACTGGGCGAAATCATGATGTACAGCCCGGTGGAGGTGACGCAGCGCACGGCGAGCATCTGCGCCGAGTTCTGCCGCTACTTGGGCACGAATGGCGGACGCGGCTATCTCCAGTTGATCGATGAGCAGGTGAAGATCCAGCGTTCCAGGGAGCAGGCAGCGATTGCGGCGTGGGCGCTTGAGAATCGCCGGTGCTTTGGCACCAATGGTGGGCGCCGAACGATTGAATTCCTGCTGTCGTCTGTGTGGGGCGAGACTGCCAATCCCGCCGATATCTCTTTTGAAGACGTGGAGGCGGTCGACGCGATGGCCAGCTGGCTGGGCACGAAAGAGGGTGCGGACTTCGCGGCTGAGGGGGTGCGCCGGATCGATGAGGCCTATCAGCAAAAGCGCGCAGCCGAGCGTGAGGCATTCTGGAACTTGCACCATCCGATCCAGATCCAACCACCGAGCACTATAGTGCTTTTGCGTTAAAGCTCTTTAGCGCCAAATAAAGCCACCCGATGGCCGTACATAATCGGCGGTTGTCGAGAGTGCCCTTGCTTTTATCTCAAAACTGATATAAATTGAGTGTGTTGGGTTACATAAAGCTCTGTGACCAATGCCAAATGAGGCGGACAGGCTACCCAACATCCCTAAATGACAGGAGAGGCATCATGAGCCCACAACATAAATTCAGATTTAATCGGCGACGAAGTCGTCTAAGGAACCTTAGTGAAAAATCAGGAATTGAAGCCACTCGAATGGGTCGGTAGTAGCAAAGAAGATCTGCGGGACTTCCCGAGTGAAGCGAAGCAGCGAGCAGGGTATCAGTTGGAAATCCTGCAAGAAGGCGATGAGCCTGATGATGCGAAGTGGATGAAAACCGTTGGGCCGGGTGTGCAAGAGATCCGGATCAAGTGTGATGATGGGGCTTTTCGCGTGTTTTATGTGGCCAATCGGCCGGAAGCAATCTACGTGTTGCACGCGTTCCGAAAGACCACTCAAAAGACGGAAAAGCGCGATATTGATTTGGGCAAAGCTCGATTGAAATCGCTGGACTGAAGCTCGGGCGCCCCCTCACCACCAGGTGGGGGAAAGGCGTTTCTACCTTCGATGCTACTCAACGATCTACATTATTGATAAGCAAAACTAGAGGAATTACCTAATGGCAAACGAACGCTCTACCTCTGTGTGGGATGCGTTGGTTGATTCGCCAGAAGAGGCTGAAAATCTGCGCCTGCGATCCAAGCTGATGCGGGCAATCACCCGGACTGTAAAGAGCTGGGATGTCGCGCAGAAGGAAGCGGCTCAGCGGCTGCATGTGACACAGCCGCGCCTGAATGATTTGTTGAAGGGGAAAATTGATAAGTTCTCCCTGGATGCACTGGTGAACATGTTGGCCAGCGCCAATCTGGAAATAGATGTAACTGTGAAGATGAAAGCCGCGTAAGTGCGGTAGGCTCACAAAAGAAAGCGGCCAATGTGCCGCTTTTTTTTGCCCAGCAGAAAGTGGCTGGTCTGTGCGGAAGAGGCCTCGGTTTCGCTTTCATAGTATTGTTTGGTGGCATAACGCCAACAAACAACCCTGAAAGGGATTTTCCTGGATGTCTAAAAAGCTTGCCGCACTCGCTCTAACCACTGGCCTTGGCCTACTTGCGGGCATGCCCAGCGCAGTTGCTGGCGTGAGTCTGTTCAAGGATTACACCTACGGCACGCCCATTGATAAATACACGCGTTCGGCCGGTTATTACGACTGTTCGAATAGCGAGCAGAAGGGGCGGTGCACCGACAATTTCAACTTTGTCGGGGAAAAGTTCACGGCGGTGCTGTACTTCCGTGAGGACAAGCTAGACATGGTGGCGCTCATCGCCCCGTACAAGCAGAGCCTGTACCCGAAAGTCTCCGACGCGCTGGGTAAGTCGTTCAACATCATTTCAATGGAAAACGAGAAATCGTTTATCGACATGGTGACGCTGAGGAACACGGCCACCCAAGAGGACTACGTGAAACAGTTCACGGCCTTTGAGCGTGCCGCGCTCGCAACGGGCGACCTGACCTATACCTATCTTGAAGTGCCGGACACCGTGGGTTATGCGGATGTTGGCGCGATCATGCAGGCCGCGCCGGAAGACGTGAGGCGCGCCGCGGTTCGGCTCGTGCGCGACGAAGAGTCGTCCAGCTTGGTGGTGCGGTTCGAATTGCCCAATGTGAGCTATAAACACGTAGCTGAGGCTTTCTGATAAGGATCCCCAACCATGGCGAAGAGCAAGCCGTTAACCCGAATGATTCCATCGGGATACGATGACGAAAAGATCGAAATCGACACCTACCAGGAAAAGCACTGGCCGAAAAACCAGCGGCTGGTGGTCGAGCGATTCCCGCTTAATCCCATTTTGCGCGATTGGTTCGACCAGACGCCCAACGACCAGCGCGAGCCCTTGGAGTTGGCGCACTGGTGGGATTTGCCCTTTATCGTCACGGACACTTGGGAAGACTGCGAGACGCATTTTCGCAACCACCAGTCGAGGCTGCGTGCCGAACGTATCGCCGGCGCCCTGACTGAAGAGCAGGTAGCGGCCGAAATACCGACGCGCAAGGCTGAATGGTTCAAGGGATGGCCAACGGGTACACGCTATGAGGTGCGCTGTCTGGATGGCGGGGCTTGGGATCGCTCCACGCACTGGGGAATGGTGGCTACCCTGGAGGAAGCTGTGGCGAAATGCGAAGCCGGACCGGTATGGCGCCGTGATCTGGACGCGATGAGCGAAGAGGTGCGGACCGCCGCGGGCTTGGTCCTAGAAGGCTTGCCAGGCTTCCAGCGCGTCGAGGTGTGGACCGAAGACTACGACCTGACTGGCGTTTGCGATAGTTGTGGCGAAGTTGCACCGCTGACCAATGACGATCTGTGTCGTAAGTGCGCTGAGGGTGGTGTGCCTGCGAATGGTGATGACGACCAGCCCGCGAACTGAGAGCCCCCATGAGTACCGAGAAAACCCGCCGCCGGATCAGCGCGGCCCTGGACCTGATCGACGAAGCACCCGACCCGTTGCGGGTGCGCTTTGTCGCCGCCTATGCCATCGGCTACATCGACGCGCTGCACGACGAGCAGATAATCAGCATCGACGGCGCGCAGCTCTACCGTGAAGACATTCAGGAGCGCCGCCGGAGCCGTCTGGCCGAGTTCGGTATCGAGCAGGACGACCGCGAAGGGTAGCCGCATGCGTTACACGTAAAGCCTGATATCATCACCGCTCGCTCTGCCTTTGTTGGCTGTGGTGATGTATCCAGGGGGATGGCCGTCGAAAACTTCCCCCTTGGATCGCTGGTAAAAGCCCTGACGCTGTAATGGTGTCAGGGCTTTTTTATGTCTATTTTCCAGATAAATACATAAAATTGATGTATTGAGTTTTGTGGCCGGTGTATAGTGGCGCCAAGCCAGAAATAGCCAGTCAGGTACACGGGTATGTCGGACACTGAAAACGTCGTAGAGATAGGCGAGCTGCGGCTTGCAAGGGTTGCGCAGGGTTATCTGCGGATGCGTGAAGGCTGCCAGCACAAGCAGGTTGAGCTCGACGATACCGGCGAAGTTGTCACCTGTATGGCCTGTAAAGTCCAAGTATCCGCGTACTGGGCGCTGAGCATGCTCACCACCTATTGGGCCGACAACATGCTCAAGGTGAAGCGCGCACAGGAGGCGGCCAAAGAAGAGCGCGGCGCCGTGTTGCATCTGACAGCTGCCAAGAAGGTCGAGGCGGCTTGGCGTAACAGAACCATGGTGCCGGGCTGCCCACACTGCAATCGCGGGATCTTTCCGCAAGACGGCTTTGGCGGCTCGATGATTCAGCGTCGATTTGAGGAAGGCCTACGTGAGCGGGAGAGAGCAGACAGCATTGCGCAGGGATTGCCGGTGGTAGCGAAGCTGTTGCCTCGCAAGACCGTGAAGAGAACCACACCAGCCAACGCAAAACCACGCTCCAAGGTCAAACCCCGCCCATTGTGGGCCAACGCACCGGCTTGGGCTGAATGGCTCACAGGTGACGTTAAGGGGCGCTGGACGTGGCACCAGATCGAGCCCTTTGAGGTATCGAGCGAATATCAGAGCGGATCCATGAGCGAGTTTGCCGGCACGACGCTGGCGGCCGCGGATGGTGCTGGTATCAAAGAGAAGCGCCCACGGGCCGAGCCGTCCCAATGATCACCCGTAACCACACTGGCCATCGCGTTGGTGCCTGTCACCAGCACGCCAAGCTGACCACTGCGCAGGTTCTGGCTATTCGTGCTGACTACGCCGCCAAACGTGGCGGCTACATCGTACTGGGCCGCCTACACGGCTGCGGAGCTTCGACAGTCCGCGACATTGTTCTGTATCGAACGCGCTGGGCTGCATAAGCGCTTACACCCCTTAACCGTCTGGAAACCTGAAATGAGCCGAGAAGAAGAAAACAAGCTGCTGGCTGATAGCGCTGAGTGGCTGAAGGATCATGCTTACACCGAGCTGGCCAACACGAAGGGCGTAGAGGTGTGGCGCTGCCAGCAGCCCGGCACCGTCCATTTGGCGTTCGACATCTGCATTACCCGGTTCGGTATTTCCGTAATGGGCGATATCGGCTCGCTGGCGTTCTCTGTGGGAGCGAGCTACGGCGTGAAGTTCCTGGCCGGTACCGATGGGGATTACATCTTTGGCAAGCTGGAAGCGTCCAGCAAGACAACCGAATTCGATCTGCCGGGGTTTATCCAGCGAGTGGAAGACGTCATGTGTGATTGGCTTTCGCATTCGCGTGAGTCGGCGCCGGAGTGGATGGAAGACTATTCAAAGAATCAGGGGCGCGGAAAGGATATTGAGGCGTGGTTGCTCGCCAATGCCGAGGGAGACGGCGAGTTGTCGGCGCTGGTCGTTGCTCTGCGTGAGGCGTGGGCATTTGAAGGTGATTCGTCAGCGGCCCATGAATGGCTGGTAGACCATGAAGAGCTGTTAGAAGTCAGTGATACGTGGGAGTGGGATCTACGCAAGCCTACTGACAGCGTGCTGCGCCGTCTGGCCAGGGTGCGCCATGCTGCGCGGATGATCATGGCTCAGAAGGCCACGGCCGAAGCCGCTGCACAGGCAACCGAGTACTGCTACGCCCTCGGCCCGGCGGATGAGCGTTGGAGTAGCGACAGCTTGGCGTCATACGTGAGCGACCACGAATTGACTATGGGCGCAGTGATCCAGCGCGCGGTGATATCCCGTAGTAGCGCAAGTAGCTTCCTGCCTGATGCCAATGACGTGATCGAGCACATGGCGAACTCTGCCGCCGACGAAAACAGCGAGTTTGCCGATGGATTCCCCGACGCCACTAAAGAGCAGGAAGCCGAGATTGAGCGCCTGTTGAAGCCGCTGACAGCTTGGGTCGACCGAACTTTCGACGTGAATTTCTACACCGTCGAGGGCAAAACCATTGAGGCTTACACCGTGACCGCCGAAGACGTGGCCGCTGGCGAGGCGTACCGCAAGACTCTGGAAGCCGAGGTGGCGGCATGACTGCTACAGCCGAAACGAAGACGATCGTTGTCGAGACGTGCAAGCTGGAAGGGCTGGCGCTGAATTGGGCTGTAGGGAAAGCGCTGGGCTGGCTGGACTATCCCGATGATTCGATAGAGCAAGGCGCATGGTGGTACATCGACCCGGTAAAAGCGCCATTCTGCGAGCGTACTTACAAGGCAGATTGGAAACCATCTACTGACTGGCGCCAGACCGGTGAGCTGGTGGACGCCCATATCAAGCGCATGGGTGACTGTGCCGAGCCTGTAAATGGTTGGGATGCCCTTCGCGATGGCAAACAGTGCTACGCCATGAACCATAACAGCGACATGGCCTTTGGATCGACCAAGCGCATTGCAGTGTGTCGTGCTGTGGTGCTGGCCAAGCTGGGAACGTCGGTGGAAGTGCCGGCCGTATTGGTGACCCAATGACTACCGAATTCAACATCCTTAATCATCCGTGGCCGCTTCCTGAAAGAGCTGCCGCGCCGACACCCCGTGAACAGTTTGAGGCCCAGGCCTTGGTGCTGGCTGTGAAGCACTACGGATACGAGCCAAGCGATGCGCTGTTGAAATCGATCCTGGAGCGCCGCGCCAATGATCGTTACATGGTGCCGTGGGTAGATGGCGCTTGGATTGGCTGGCAGTCGGCGATTGAGGCCGTTGAAGGGATGTCGGTGATTACTATCGATCCGCCAGACCTTTCCGGTTTCGAGGATCGAATCAAGGCGCTGATTGAAAAGGCGAGTCACCAAGTGAACCCGCGTCAGTTCATGGTTGTTCTGCCCAAGGGGGGCAGCATGTGGGACGACGAACCCGTTGAAATTAAGCGCAGTGACGCGGTGACAGCCATTGAAGCCGCTGGCGGCACCGTGAAGGGGAAATCATGAATACCGGAATCGTGCTTGTTGATGTCGCTGTAAAGGATTTATCAGGGGCTGCGCTTGATTGGGCGGTGGCTCAGGTTGCCCCTCAATGCCAAGGGCTCAAGTGGGAATGGCAAGGCGGCTACTACATGGCTGGTAAAGCCCCTGAGACGGGCGATACCTGTGTTTTTATCTGCGGATCAGGCGTTATCACTGCTACGCGCTTGGCTCGCGACCTTGAAGCCCCGCGCTACAACCCTTCCAGTTCTTGGGCTCAGTGCGGGCCGCTGATCGACAAGTACAAGGCGTGTTTTGCTGCCTATGACTACGGGTATCTGTGTCGGTTGGCGCATAACGACCTGCACCATGGCCAAGGGAAAGGTCCGGACCATCTTACCGCCGCGTGCCGTGCCATTGTCGCCGCCATCCTTGGCGATATCGTCAAAGTCCCTGCCTGCCTGGTGATGCCATGAGAAACCATAATCAAGAATTGTTGACCTTTGCTGCCAAGGCTATTGGCCAAGGCCCGAGCGGCACCTATTACGCTGCTGGTGGGTGGTCGCCAAGCACAGAGCAGCACTTCAAACCATCCAGTGGCATTGGGGGCGGATGTGACACTTCCGGCTGGGATCCGTTGAACGATGACGGCGACTGCGCTCGCTTGGAGTCTGCGCTGATGTTGTCCGTGGTGTGGGGTGAGAGCGAGGTAAGCATCCATTACCAGGGCGATACCCTTAGTAGGCAGTCTTACGCGATGTTCGGCGGTGATCGAAACATGGCTCGCCGCCATGCGACGGTTAACGCTGCCGCCTTGATCGGAGGGGCTATGGCATGAAGGTGTTCGAAATTGAAATGACCGTGACGGCCGTGGTTGCGGCTGAGAGTGAATTTGCAGCTGAGCAGTGGGCGGATCTGAATATGGTCGAGATTTGTAACGGTTCTACAGTGCTGGCCACCAGTTCCCGCGAAATCACGTCGCGCGCCGAGTTGGACACGGTGGAGAACGGCCAGTGGAACGACGCCCAGCCGTATGGTCTGCCGTCGGGTGATAAGCGCCTGATCGTGGACCTGCTGCCGTTCGATCCGACCGCGCCGTATCGCTGTGAGCAGACGGAGGACATGTTTTCGCCTAACCCGGTGACGGCTGGTATTGACCGCGACACTACTGGAGCGATAGGCCAGCCATGACTTTCGAGAAAAAGCGGATAGAAAACCCTGTTGTGCTGCTGAGCGATCCGGACGGCGATAAATTGCGGAAAATCGTCGAAGAAATGGCGCGCAATGAACAGATCGTCTCCTACGAGTACCAGGGCGAAGGCGCTGATGGTCATTCGTACAAGCTGACCATGGTGGCGCCGGTTGAATATATCTCCATGACTCAGGTGTTGAAGCGTGAGCCGTAATGTTTACCGCTATGCCGACACCACCATGACGCTGGCCACCTACAAGGAAGCCGACAAGCTGGCGGGCTTTCGATTGGATCGGCGCAAGCATTACCTGATCGAGGGCAACGAGGTACAGGAGCAAGGCCGGTTCACCATGCGCTGCTCAGGTTGCTGCTGCGGCTGCGAAATGGGCGGGTGTGGCTGTGGCAACGCTGGGTGTCGGGAGTGTGGCTATACCGGGCGGGCGCGACATGTCGAGTGGGGGCCGGTGATAAAGCCAGAGTCTGCTATCCATCAAAACAATCGAAATTAAGAGAGCGATATGAAAATCAATACAGGCGGTTCAAGCGTAACCATCGACGGACGCACGTTCACCGGCAAGAGCATCAGCATTAACGGTGACAAGGTGGTGATCGATGGCGTAGAGCAGGCCGGTTCGTTGGTAGGCCCTGTGAGCGTGACAGTGAACGGCAACGCTGATTCGGTTGAAACCACGTCGGGCAAGGTCGAGGTCACCGGCACTGTAGGGCGTGTAAAGACCATGAGCGGCGCCGTGCGCTGTGGGGATGTTCGGGGCGATGTAGGCACCATGTCGGGCGACGTGACCTGTGGATCGGTTGCAGGCAACGCTAAAACCATGTCGGGCGACATCACTGGCTTGCGCAAGTAGGGCAACGGATCGTGCAAAGGGCGCCCAGGTTGGCGCCCTTTTTGTTGGGAAAATGCGGCTATGAGCACAACACGATGGATCAGCGAAGAGCATTTGAAGAGCCTGCCGGCGGACATGACGCGGCGGGCGCTGGGTGGCGCTGCCTCGGCCCCCGCGGCCAGGAAGCCAGCGAGCAGAGCCACGGCCAAGGCTGTGCAGGTTCCGCCGCCGGTGGTGGCGGCCAAGCCCGCCCCAACGGCCAAACAACGCATGCAGGCCAAGGGGCGCTTACCGAAAGGCGTGATGAACGCCACCGAAACCAAGTACGCGGCGCACCTGGACGAGCTGAAGCTGGTCGGGGAGGTCGTGTGGTGGCGTTTCGAGCCTATGAAGCTGTTGCTGGCGCCGCTCACTACGCTGACGCCTGATTTCATGGTGCAACTGGCTGACGGCATGATCGAGTTTCACGACGTGAAGGGGGCGAAGGCGATCTATGAGGATGACGCTAAGGTCAAAATGAAGGTGGCGGCCAAGGAGTACCCCTTTGTGTTCCGTGTGGTGTTCCCCAAAGCCAAGCAGGACGGCGGCGGCTGGTTGATTGAGCAGGTTGGTGAATGAGCGGGCCTCAGCCTCCCGAGGTGCTGGCCGCTCACGAACAATACGTTAGCCATATCATGTTATGCGTTGTTTGTTTTGCCCCAAAAAAGCGCCATTGTCCTACAGGATTGGTATTGCGGGTTGAGTACGACGCCCGGTTTTTAATGACAATTTCCGACCTGCGCTGGCGCCGAATCCTGTTGCAGCGTGAGGTCGAACAAAACCCGGCAAACGCAGACGGGCTCAAGGACCGCGTTATAGAGCTGTACAACGAAGAGCAGGGCGAGGCGCAATAGGTTGTCAGTTTTCCCGCGTCAATAGCTAAGCTCTTGCGCCTTTTTGGCTTGCTAAATGTATAGGGATACTTTCTAATCGCCGACGTTGAGACGTGCCGGGGAGGGTGCTTAGATGGACGGGGACAAAACAATCGCAGCGGCTACTACAGAGCAGGCAGGCACCACGCCTGGCGATACCCAGCCGTCTGTGCTCTCGCTGTTTTGTGAGTCGGAGGATCTGGGGGTTGGTGCTGGCAAGAGCGAGCGCCGACGGGCCGAAGAATCCAAGCTGATGGCCGTTGTAGGTGCCAAGCTGCGCCGGGCGCGCAAGGCTGCCGGACTGAGTGAAAGCGCCGCCGGTCTGGCGCTGGCTCAAGAAGGTATGACCATGATCAGCCTGTACGAGAATGGCCATCGTCTGCCCAGCCTTTCGAATGTGCGTTTAATGGCACAATTGTACGGTGTGACGACTGATTACATCCTTGATATGCACGACGACATTCTGGCCGAGCCAGAAGAGGGCAATCAGGCGGTACTGCGGGGGATTATCAGCGCCTCCCTCATGGGCCAGTTTGGTCAGTTCGTAGATGTCATGTCCCGCCGCAACTCCGTAATGATCGAGGCCTTGAGCCTGGATCGCGCCCTATTGTCCAGCCTGGCCGTCGTCGCCACTGATCTGGTCAGCGCTTTAAACGTCGTCAAAACCCACGCCCCCGAGTTCGAAGAGATTCGCGGAGGTGCAAAGCTCGTCCGTTTGGTCGGTGAGCTGCATGGGAGTATGTCCGAACAGATTCGCCGGAGAGCGCGAGAGGAAGCCATGGCCGACTACGAGCCGTTTTGTCTCGCCCCCGAACAGATTGCAAAGCAGGTGCAGCAGCTTTTGTTTTAGATGGTGGTTTCAGGTGCTGGGGAAGTGGACGCGTATAGCCCTGCGTGGCGTCCACTGGCTTGACCAGCTGGTTAACGGGGGCAGTGGTACCCCCATCGGCCTAACTTCGGAGGTCGGTGGGGTGTTTTAAGGGTTACGCATAACCGGAGCGCTTTGTGAAGAGCGCTGCGGTATGCAGTAGGCCGAAAGGCGAGCAAGCATGGCCGGGGCTTCCTACCGGTTGTAGAGGCGCCAGTAACGCGGGTTGACCATGCGCCTAAGCGCGTTACCTGCTGCATTTCGAATTTGCGCTCTGCGCGGATAGCTTGGCCTCCTTAAGGGGCATGTGATGCGGTCGCTCGTTGTTGGTGGTCAGGTGTGCGGTTTGCACTCGGCATATGGCGTCCTTAGACAGTGCGCTGAAACACCACGGCATGGATAACCGACAGGGAGAAAGGTATTACCACCTTTGCGGCGCCGATCAGTAGCGTTCCCGTTGGCTGATAGTGGTGGGGGTCTACCAGGACCCACGCCCAAAAGAATGGCCCGCACTGCGGGCTATTTTTTTAACGTAAGGCGCAAGAAGTTGGCCGCGTTACCACGGCCGATAGCGAACATATTACGCATTAGGGATAGCAGATGCCGCGCAAGCCAGAGACTGAAAAACCTACGGTGTCGAGGGATGATTTATCCCCGTCCAAGGCTCCCGCGCGCTCTCGAAAACCTGCAAAACCGCGCGCTACTAATGCCGACAAGGTGAAAAGCAGCAAAAATCCGGCCACCACGGAAGCAAAAAAGCCCGTGAAAGCTGCTGCTAAACCCGCAGCTAAACGCAAGCCTCGCAGCGCGGCCACGATTGGAAGGACTGCGATCAAGAACCCGGTAAAGCTCACCCCTAAGGCACAGCAAGCCATTGATATCTCTGCTTTCCAGGGGCTGGACGCTCGACAGGCAAAGTTCGTGGATCTGTGGCTGGTCACCTACAACGGCGCTCAGTCCTACAGGGACGCGGGTTACAAGTGCAAGAACGATAATGTTGCGCGGGTGGGTGCTCACAAACTGCTAACTAAGGTTAAAAACCACCCTTATACGCTCGCTCGACAGGTTGAACTGTTCTCACGCACCGCCGATGTGCAAAACCAGATCGTCGCCACCTTTCACGCGGCCTCCTTTGCCGATCCGCGGGAGCTGGTCGAGTACGTGCGCCGGTGCTGCCGCTATTGCTACGGCATCGATCACAAGTTTCAGCTGCGCCCCAGTGAAATGGAGCGCCGCCGCCAGCAGTACGAGGCCGACAAAGCCGCTCTCAAGGCCGAGGGAAAGGAAATTGGTGAGTTCGATGAGCTGGGTGGTGTGGGGTACGACGGCAAGAAGTCGCCCAACTACGATTGCCCCGAGTGCGACGGCGAAGGCGAAGGCCGTGCACTGTTCAAAGACAGCTCCACCCTGTCCCCTGCCGCCCTGACGCTGTACGAGGGTGTGAAAGAGGGCAAGGACGGTACCGAAATGAAGGTCGCCAGCCAGAAAGGCTATCGCGACTCCCTGGCCAAGCTGTTCAACATGAACGTAGAGCCGGCTGTAGTGGTGAATGTGGGTATCAGCGAGGAAGAGCTTGAGAAAATCCTGGCGCTTGCCCAGGCGAACACCGAGAAGAATCGCGAGGCCATGGCCGGCCGCGCCGAAGAGCTGGCCAAGATAGGGATCGTGAATTGAAGCCTTGCAGCCCCACCGCCGACCAGGTGAAGAAATCTCGCGCCACGACCGGCCTGAGCCAGCGTGAAAGCGCGGAGTTGATCAGTGTCAGCCGTAGAGCCTGGCAGACCTACGAAGACGGCACCGTACCGATGAAAGTCGGCCTGTGGGAGCTGTACCAGTTCAAAACCGGACAAATATGGGTCCGTCCGTTGCCTTTGAAGGCTCAGAAGCGGGCGACATTACGCCAGGGTAGGCAAGAAAACTTAACGCCATTCAAGGCTAAGTCACAGGAGTAGGCATACATGCAATCACAACAATCAGTAGCTGTTGAGCGTCGTTCACCTGTTGCGGCACCAGGTGCAAGCATCGTGAACGATATCGGTCTGTTGAATGCCGGTCAGATCCCGGCCTTCCGGGTGTACCTGGAGGAAAGCGGCCTGCTGGTCCGTGATTCGGCCGGCTCCGGGCAGTTCTTTCACGTCCGCCTGCCTGAGTTGCCGCGCTGGTTGGCGATTGAGCGTGGTTGTGGTGGTGCGCCGGTAACGCCGGACGTGCTGCGCCCCTTCGTGGCCAGCTTCCTCAAGAAGCCATTGGATAGCGCAATTGGTGAAGTCCGGGCCGCCCGTCAATCTGCCGAGCGCGCCGTGGCCCGTGCTGCGCTGGCGCTGCCGGCGTCTGTTGTCGGTGCCGCCGAGCCTGCCCTGGAGTCGGTCCACGCCACCGTAACGCGAAAATTGCAGGCCGCCGCATCAGAGTCGTGGCGTCAACCTGGCCACGCTCCTGTCGCCGCCCCTGCCCCCTTATCGCGCTACCTGAGCGACCTGCGCGACGACCTGGCCCTGCATGCGCCGATCAGCCTGCCCGTGAATCCCTCAGCAGACGACATGCTCCATAACGCTATTCGCCGCTGGGCTTACGCGGACATGATGCTTGCAACACGCACCGCCAAGGCCGGGGATTAACCGGGAGAGTACAAGCCAATGGTTTGCCGTTACTGCGACGGGGCCAGGGTCGTTTGGCGCACAGGTGCGCACGGCCCTTACACCCTGTGCCAGGACTGCAAACGTCGGAACTGTGAGCGGGGCACGCGCGCCCTGCCTCACGGGCTCCACGAATGCGTCCGCGCCCAACTTCAACTGAAAATGCTGTGAGCCCCATATGAGCAAGTCACAGAAAACCCTGTTAGCCGCCACTGAATTGAATCGCGCCACCCGCCTGATGCGGTTGCAGCACGCCAACGCGGTGTTGATCGAGATATCGAAGGTCGGGAACCACACATGGGCGAACGAAGCGGGGGACGTGTGCCGCTTGCGCCTCACCATCGACGGCCGCGTGCATTTCCGCGACCACAACCCGGAAACGCCGACCATCGACCTGCACAGCACCGCCAAGGGCGCCAACGGCTTCTGGCTGGGGTTTCCCTACAAGGGCTCCGAGGCGCTGGTGCTGCGCGGGCTGCGCGACTATGTGGCGAAGGGGACCAAGATTCACCGCACGTTGCTGGTGCCGCTGGTAAACGGCCGCCTGGCTCGTGGGTATACCGCCGCCGACGTGGCGCTGATCGAGGATCGGTTGAAGTTCGTGCCGATCTTTGTTGAGCCAGGGGCGCGGCCATGATCTTTTTGAATCGCGCTGATTTTGAGTATGCCGCCAAGGAAGCCGGGATTACCGACCTGGAGCACGACGGCGACGGTTACGCCAGCGCCCACACACAGGCGGCGTATGCGGTCTGGAAGAGCGTGGCATTCCCACTTGGGGATAAGGGTGATGCCCCATTGGTATGGGTAAACATCCGCGGTGGTAAAGCGGTTGGCCTGTCCACAACGCGCCCGAGCGGGCCTGAGTCGCCGCTATGGCCCAAGCGCCGCGCACAGGGTTGGGAGCCTTCAAGGCCGCTGCATATCAACGTGCCGGGGGTGAGCCCTGAGGTGATGGCGGTTATCCGTGAGTTACAGCGCCAGCGCCAGGAGGAAGGCTATTCGGTTGAAAGCGATATCGAGCAGTACCAGGGCGGGGAGTTGGCGCGGGCGGCGGCGTGCTATGCGATGCAGGCGGCCGGGGTGTATCCGATGCGGTTCGCCAGCTTCTGGCCATTCAAGTCGAAGATGAAAACATGCCTGCCGGCCGAGTCGCTGACAAAGGCGGTCGCGTTGATCCTGGCCGAGGTTGAGCGCGCCAAGGCGCAAGGGTCCGCCCGATGAGCACGGCACCGCTCTACGAGGATGCTCGCTGGCCGGCGTTCATCGCTCGTTACGCCAACGACCTCTGCGCGTTTGCTGCTGATGTCCTCGGCATGGAGGTAACGCCAGCGCTCGCCCGTACCTACTGCCTCGCCTCACTTCCGGGCTGTCGTGTGTCCATCGCTACTGACATCGATCTGCATGGAGTCGACGCAATCAGCCCGATGGCGCCTATCGCGATCTGGCGCCTGCTGTGTTGCCCCGAGTCCAGAACCTTGGTGACCATTCCGTTTGGTGGTGGTCGTGCCCGCAAGCAGCAATACGCGCGTTTACTGACGTGGATGGCCGGGGGCGCCCACAGCTGGTTGCGTGCCTATATCAGTGTTGACGCTACTCAAATCCATCTGAGGCGCGAGTATACGGGCGCAAAAATCCTGTTTCTCTGTGCCGATCATAGAAGCCCCGAGAACCTGGCTGGGTTCTTCGGTGATCACATTTGCTGGCTGATGGAAGCCGCCGAGGACATCCCTGATGCGTGTTTCAGCGTGGCACTCGCGGCGATGCGCAATCCTGGCGCCAGCATGTTGCTCACCAACAAACCTTGGCGGGAGTCTGGATTTGCCGCCGACACGCGCGGAAGACTGAGCCGGGACCAGGGTGGATCGTGGGATGTCTGCACCCTGGAAAGCGCGCAAAGCCAGCAATAAGTGCCATCAAATCAAGCAGTAAGGTGTAAGGGCCGGTAATACGGCCCTTTTGCGTTAAGGAATGGCATGGCCAGGGCGAAGAAAGAAAAACAGTTGGTGCTCGATGCCGATCCGCGCTGGCCCGCGTTCGTCGCCCGGTATGCCTTCGAACAATACAAATTCGCCGTCGAAGTGTGCGGCATGGGTATTGTGGGCAAGCCCGTAACGCACCAGCAGAAAGAACTGTTTGATGAAGCCTCGCCCTATGGGTGCCGGGTGTCGGTGGCGTCTGGCCACGGTACCGGCAAGACTAGGAGTTTTGGCGTTATAGCGCTTTGGCACCTACTCTGCTATCGCAATTCAAACACCTACATCACCGCACCAAAGCTCAAGACCGTGCGCGAAGGTGTATGGAAGGAAATCACCACGCTCAAGGCGCAGATCGAGAAAGGCCCGCACGCCTGGATTGCGCAATACATCACCATCCAGGCCGAAAAGGTCTACATCAACACCAAGTCGGCTATCTGGTACGTCACCACCCGTACAGCACCCCGCGGCGCCCCTGAGAACCTGGCCGGTACCCACGGCGATTACCTCTTATGGATGGCGGACGAAGCCTCAGGTATCCCGGACGAAAACTTTGGCGTGATCGGTGGCGCCCTCACCGATCCGCGTAACCGCTTCATCATGGCCAGCCAGCCTACCCGTAGCAGCGGGTTCTTTCGTGACTCGCACCACAGTAAGAGCAAGCGCCAAGGCGGGGCGTGGACAAGCCTCACGTTCAGCTCCGAAGAAAGCACGTTGGTGGGTATCGAGTTCATCAAGGAAAAGCTCATCCAGTACGGTGGGCGCGATGAAATGGAGTACCAGATCAAGGTCCGGGGCATGTTCCCGACCAACTCCAGCAAGTACCTGCTCAGCCAAGCAGCCATTGAGCGCGTCATTGAAGGCCCGAACGTCATCCTGCCGGGCGAAGCCTATGGTCACCTGATCGTGGTCGACGTAGCGGCGGGCGTAGGGCGAGACAAGACCGTGGCCACGCATATGAAGGTGATCGGCAATGGCGACCGCATGAGCGCAGATCGGCGCCGGATTGAGGTGGTCGCGGTACCGGTCTACACCAACACCGAAGACTGGACACCGGTGGCGGTGAAGGTGCTGGACTACGCGGCGCAATTCTCCAACGTCACGATCATCGTCGACACCAACGGCATGGGTAACCAGTTCCTCAAGCGGCTGATAGAGCTGTCGGGGGGCGGGATCCATGCCAAGGGCTGTCGCTGGGGTGAATTGCCGTTCAGCAACGAATACCGCAAGCGATTCCTTAACCAGCGGGCGCAGTCCACGGTCCACCTGGTCGAGGCGATCAAGGACGGTGTGGTACGCCTGTCGAGCCAGTACAAAAAGGATCTGATCGACCAGGGCAGCCGTATTCCTTACTTCCTGGATGAGTTGGGGCGCTACCACATCGCCCGCAAGCAGGACATGGCCGCGGAGGGGCTTCCATCCCCCGACCTTTTGGACACGCTCGCCATGGCGTTTCTGGAATCTGCGGAGTACGTGCCGGCGCAAGGCGAGGCCGTCAGCCTCAGCACAGACAGGCGCCAGGCCGCACTTGATGCTGCGCGCGAGGCGCTGGCTGGCATCACGTAACAAACAATGTTTTGATAATGCGTAATCCGCTGATATGCTGGCGCCCGCCCCACATACTCGGAATAAATCTTATGAGTGAATCCACCTCAAGGCCGGCGCCGATCAGCGCCAGCGACATGTCCAGGATCGAACAGGATGCCAAGCGCGGCATAGGCGCCAGTTCAGGCGACACTATCCGCCTGGTGGGCGAGCTGAGCCGCTACGTGCGCGATCCCGTTGTGGTCGAAAGCACGATGGTGAATGCAATCTTTGACGTTACCGAAGACTACATAGCCGATAACACCACGCTGGAGGCCGAGAACTATCGCCTGCGCGCCCTGCTCGCTGAGAAGGTCGTCACCTCCACCATGCTGACGGGCCTTGTCCCCGAAGACGGCGGCATGACTGTCGGTTTCGAGGGTGGCGCCTGCGGGATGCTGGCTCAGGTATTTGGCGATCAGTTCTATCAGAACAAGGCCATCAACTATCTGGAGCTGCGCTTTAACAGCGCCAAGCACCCGGAGCTGGGTCCGCTTGTCGTCACCCTACAGCGCGTAGAGGGCAAGACGCCGCACCAGTTGCGCGAAGTGGCCGAGGCCCAAAACCGCACGCTGACCGAACAGGTTGCCGTCCTGCAATCCGATGCCAATAGCTGGCAGTCCGGGTATGACGAAGGCCGGCGCATGGGTAGCAAGACCATGCAGGAAGCGCGGACGGTGGATGCTCGCCTTGCCGGTTTCTGGAACTCCCTCAAGGAAACGCCACCTGTGGGCGTACCGCTGGTGGTACTGCGCGATGCCGGCAACGTGGGGAATGGTCAGCACCCTGGCCACCGCTGTGGGCGCTGGCTTGAGCTGACAGCCATTCAGGGAACCATGTTCCTCTGTGATGCGTTTTCAACCGGCCATGTTATGGGCTGGGTGCGCGCTGATGAGTTCCTAGGGCTTGAGGCCATGCGCAAGGAGGCCGAGCTGTATCGCTTCGTCAGTCGGCTCGCTTGGTATGTCGACAAGGCGTCGTTTGTTTATGACATCGGGAATAACCGCTCCAACTGGGCTACCGAACGCCAGTCAGTAGACGCTGACGAGGTTGAGGCAGCCATTACCGCCACTATGAACAAGGAAACAGAAGTATGAGCATTCTCAATTTGAAATGGATCAAGGGCGCCCCGCCCAAGCTGCTGCCGGGGATGGTTGTGCGCGTTGGTCCGGAGCAAGTCGTTCTGATGGGCTCGTATGCCGACGAAAGCGAGCAGACCGGAATCCTGTCGCGCGCCATCGAGCACGCACAAGCCATTAGCGGCTACGAGCTGGATTGGCTCGCAAACATGGGACTACCTGCTAAGGCGGTTGCGTGAGTGACGAAGCGCTGGCCACGTTGGTGATCTGCTACCTGGCTGGCAGCACCGTAACCCTCATGAGCATGGACGCTCCCAGCAAAGTCCGTTTCCTGTACCGCCGTCTCGCGCTGTGGCCGCTGTACTGGGCCTACCTGCTCGTAAAGATGGCTTTCATGCTGGCGCACGAGCTGCGCCGGTAAACACCCCTTTCAATCCCGACCATAACCGATAGGAACATCACCATGCCTGTACTCCATAGCGCTATTCACAAGATCGACAAGAAGCCAGACGGTAGCCCTGCCGTGCTGCACATCGGCCGTTCCGAGCAGGTCGAGAGCCAGGCCCGCGACGATCTGATGAGTCAGTTCAACGAAAGCTACAACGGCACTACCGGCAAGGCGTGGGGCTTCTTCCATGCGGAGTCCGGGGCGCACCCACTGCGCGGATGGCTCGCGACGTACCTGGCCGGTGGGTCTGACTTCTTGGCTTTCAGCACCATCGCCGTCGAGCACCTGACCAGGCTCATGGAAGAGTCGAATCTGACCGTGGGCGGCCACGCGCTCTTCTGCCACTACCGTCAAGGTCTGACCGACTACCTGGTCATCGCCCTGGTGCAGGAAACCGAAGCGCTGACAATGACCGAAGAGCTGGACCTGATCAGAGGCAAGCGCCTGGACTTGGACCATTTGCGCCTGGCCGCGCGTATCAATCTGTCGGAGTGGGCGAGTAATTCCGCGTCGAAGCAATACGTCTCTTATCTCAAGGGTAAGAACGGCAAGCGGTCCAGCGAGTATTTTCGTGACTTCATTGGTGTTCAGGAAGGCGTCGACGGCGCCGGCGAAACCCGGACCTTGCTCAAGGCGTTCAGTGACTTCGTTGAAAGCGAGGATCTGCCAGAAGAGTCCACCCGTGAACGCACCAAGACCCTGATCGATTACGCCACCAGCCAGACAAAGCTGGGCGAGCCGATGAATCTTGAAGAGCTGTCGGAGCTGATCGACGAAGAGCGCCCGAAAGCCTTCTATGATCACATCCGGGCCAAGGACTACGGCCTGTCTCCTGAAATCCCGGCCGATAAGCGCGTTCTGAATCAGTTCCGTCGCTTCACCGGGCGCACCGAAGGCCTGTCGATCAGCTTTGAATCGCATCTGCTGGGCTCTAAGGTCGCGTTTGACCAAGAGGGCGGCACGCTGACACTGAGCGGCCTGCCTACCCAACTCACCGACCAACTCAAGCGCGCAGCGGTGCAGAAATGAAGACGCGTTTTACTTGGGTGTGGGTGGCGAAGGCAGTGGCTACAGGGCCACTTGATGCCGATATCCGGACCGAAGCGTGGTCAGGGTTCAAAACACTGGCGAACGCCGTGCTGGCGCTGATTTTGCGGACTGTGATGCTGTTAACGTTCCCTGTGTCCGTTCCGGCGCGAGTGTATGGGTTCCGGTGGGCCGAGCGCCGCCGGGCAAACAAACGAGCGGCGACCAGTCTGGCTCGCCGTGCTGCACAGGATGCCGACGCATGAAAAAGAGGAAATCACTTCAAGCGCTGCTCCGCCGAGAGCGCGCACGGGGCCGCGCTGAGGCCGTCACGATCTTTAGCAGCCTTTGCCCTGAGGATGGGCTTGATAAGTACATAGGCTGCTCAGCAAACGGTGAGTCGGGCGACTACAGCAGCTATTGGGACGTGGACGCGCTGCGTAAGCTCCTGTGTGCTGATACCGAGGTGTGCGACAAGATCGATCGGTTGGCGGGCGCGCATGAATGGGTGTCCTACCTGGAGTTCGATCTGGCCAAGGCTCGCAAGGCCCTGGCGTTGGCGCAGATTGACGTGGACCGGTTCACATTTATCGCAGGCGACATGCTGTCGTCGCTGGCCCGTCGCTATGCTGACGACGTGTCTGCCGAGCTGCCGGCCGTACTGAAAGGCCTGGATGCGGCCCGCGGTCCCTCCCCGCAACAAGAGTTCTACCCTACGCCCGCCCACTTGGTCGAAGCGCTGGCGAATCAAGTCGATGAGTGACGTGGAACTTGTTCAGGTTGTCGTCAGTGTTGACGGCGCACTATGCCAAGTTGTGATCCCGCCCGAGTGCAAGCCGCTCCTGTTGCAGCTGATGCAGGGCTTCCAGAACGACCGTGCCTTGAAGGTGGTCCGCCTACCCGCTACGGTGGGCCTGATGCCACTGCATGACTTAATTAAGTCAGAATCGTGAAATGCACTAGAGTGGCGTTTTGGCATCACTAAAGCCGTTTTTTAACCAAAAGAATGTATAGGGATGCTTTTTTGGATCCCTTTCTGCCACAAACAGTAAAACCATAAGGATGGAAACCGGATGATCTTGAAGGCGTACAGGGATGGGCAATTTCATTACATCAAGGCCCGCGATTTTGCCGTGTTCAAGGCAGACAGCAAGTATGTGATAGGCGTCACCCCGGATGCGCGCGAGTGGTTGTTGTCGGATGGCGTGACACTCAAGTCTCTTGAGTCGGTGTTGCCCAGCCTGATCCGGTTGAATCGCGGCGTGCTGGTCAAGCGCTCCCAGGTCACCGGGCTGATTCGCACCCGCAAGGGCAGTAACATTGCCATTACGGTGGTGACGACGGCGGGCGAGTACAGGCTGGCGCGCCGCAGCTGCACGAACACCATTGTCGAACTGATCGAGCACAACCTAAGGCGCGAACGTTCGCCCACTTACCCCATGGAATCGCCAGATGAGCTTTGAAAGCACAACCCCGGACCTGTCCGGCCTTATACCGCCCACGCCCACCGAAACACTTGAGCAGGCCCGTGAACGCATCATTGCCCAAGTGATGGCCCGTCAGAAGGCCCTGAGCGAGCAATTCAGTAAGGTCGATCACCCATTTGTCAGTGAGGCCGCACAGGATGACTATGAGCTGGCCGCCGAAGAGTTTCGGGCGCTGATCAAGTGCGTGGTCCATCTGCCCCAGTCGGTCGAGGGGGTACGCTTCCTGGAAGGCTGGCACGCTAACCGTATGAAGCAAGTCGAGCTGCTGATGGATCACGCCAGACCGGGTAAACACATGGTGTTTGGCGCAGGTACCGAGCCTGTACCAATCAGCGAAGACTTTGCTAGGGGTATGTACGCTGCCCTTACGGTAGTTCGCGATATGTTCGGGAATTTCCCCCTGGAACTGACGGTGAGCGAAGAACCCGAGGACGATCCGGAGGAATAGCCCGCAACGCTCATAAGGCCCGCCCACACGGCGGGTTTTGCTTTTCTGGTATGCTGAATAAATCTTATAAGCACCAGACTCAAAATTCAGGGTGGCACGATGGAAGTAGCACGATTGGTTGAACTACTCGGCAACAAGAAGGCGGTAGCGGAGGCGCTGGGACTGGCCTATCAAACCGTTTATTGCTGGGACAAGGACGTCCCCCCGAAACAGTTGCCCACGGTTCTGGTGGCGCTCGAAACAAAAAGCATTGAGGCGATGGAGCATTCCAAGTTGCTGGCGCGAGAAGCCAAGGCGTTGCGCATCAAGCTGACCACCGAATAAGCCGGCGCCGGACCTGATCCGGCATGCAAACCCGGAATCTCTCCCCCTTTCCCTGCATGTGACACTACCGCCCTGGCTATCAATGGGGTGCGTGGACATGATCGAAGAGTCGCGGTTTTATCGGGAGGTGCGCAAATTCGCCACCACTGAGCCGAGCTATTCCGCCAACTGCCAAGTGATCCGCACGCTTCCCAGTGACCGACACAACCTGTCGGCGGTGGCGCGGCGGGCGTTTGGTGACGCGACAGAGACGCGCACGATCCTGGCGGCGGCCGGCCTGCCCAATGTCGACTCCCCGCTGATCGAGCAAGACCTGGTGCTACCGACGATTGCCTACCTGCGCTATCTGAAAGAGAAGTGCGGGCTCACCACAGCGGTTAGGACGGTTCGCTAATGGCGGCCAAGGACCAGGGCCGGCCGGATGTCGTCCAGGACGCGCGCAAGGCGGGCAAGGAGGCGCGGTTAGCCTTTGAGTTTGACCTTAAGCGTCGTCTCGGGGACCAGGCCAAGATCCTATCCGCCGACGACATGGGCGGCCTGTACGAGCCCAAGCGCGGGCTGTTCACGTCGATTGACGGCAAGCCGCGCATGCTCACCTTTGACGACATCCTGGCTTTCAAGGCGGCCGTCAAAGACATTCAACGGATGCACGGCCAGCACAGCAAGCAGGCGTCCGGCGGGATCCTGGTCAAGAAGGTGATCGACCTGTCCACGCCCCAGGACCGGGAGCGCGCCAACAAGCAGATTCATTTCGCGGTACCGATGAGCAACCGGGCCGGCGTGGTGCAGTTCCAGACCAACGCCGGCCCTAACTCCGACGTCTCGCGCCACACGGTGATGGTGCAGTTCCTCAGCTATGACGCCGCCCTGTCGAGTGGTCAGCCGGCGGCCGAGGCTGCGAAGTCGCTGGCGCGCGGCAAAATCAAGTACGACTGCGACTGCAACCGGCACACGTTCTGGTTTCGCTACATCGCCAGCATTGGCAACTTCAACTACGGCCGCGCCGAGGACGGTTTTCCGCGGATCCGCAACCCCAAGCTGTATGGGGTGGCCTGCAAGCACGTCATCCGCGTTATGGGCACGCTGGGGCACGCCGGTACGTTCAACAACTTCGCCACGAAGATGATCAATCACGGCCGCAAAACGCTGAGCGGCAAGCAGCAGATCATGACGGTAAAAGAGCAGCAGGCGTTTATCGACAACGCCGCCAGTGCTCGCAGTCGGGCGCGCACCGTCAAGACCTCCGAAGAGAAGCGCCTGGAGCGTGCCGCACAGCCTGCGCAGCAACGCAAAGCGGTAGAGGCGGCCAAGGTGCGGGCGGCGAACGAATCGCTGCGCAAGACGCACGCCACCAAGGTCAACAAGCCGGTGCCACTGGATAAGAAAATCAAGGCCATGATGAAGCTGGGCTATTCCGAACAGGCCGCGCGGATCGCCATCACCGCCGCCGACAACGCACAGGGTTAAGACATGCTCAATAACGTCGCAATTCAGATCAACCGGGCCAACCGCCAGCGCACCCTGCGCGAGCCCAACGCTATCGAGTGCGTGCTGTTCACCAAGCAAGTCGACCGGGAGTCAGACAGCGCCAGCTATGACGGCTATCCCACGCTGGGCGGCGCTGGCGTGATGAGCGATGAGGATGAGGTTAACTATTCGTGGGTGTACGCCTGCGATGCCAAGATCCACTTCGCCCAAGGCTTCGCCGCGCCGCTGGGCAACACGTCCGACGATGGTGGGCGCCTCAACTATCCCGAGGGCGTAACAGAGGCGTCCATCGAGCCAATCCTTGACCCTGGCGCCGAAGGCTACGTGCAGCCGGCCAAGCGCATGCTGGTGGCCTTGCTGATGGGTGACGGCCTGATCATCAACTACGAGATTGTTGACGTCACCGGTAACGTGAACATTCCGCCGTACACCCGTAAGTACCTGGTCAACCCGCGCCCGGATGAAGAGGCTACCGGCGACCTGGAGCCATAGCGCGCACGTCATCCATATGGTGCAAAGCCCCGCCCGGAAGGGCTCAAAACCGCCTGTACGCTGACCGGTAAATGGGACTAATGCGTACAGACAATGGCCGACGAAAAGAAACCGAAAAAGAGCTGGTTGGGGTCGCTTGGCGGCGCCACCAAGCTTTTGCTGGGCGAGGTGAGCACGGCGCCCGAAAACCGAATGGAAGGCATCAGCACCTTCGACGCTGATTACGTCGGCGTTGAAATGCTGTTGGGGTCAAGTGATCGCCCCGCCCGGTCCCGTTCTGCGATCTATCAGAAGTGGCACTACATGATTCAGGACGGGCTGATCAGCACCATCCTGCGTTTGCACGTACAGATGGCGCTGGGCGGCCACGAGACGACCGGGGAAACGATCTTTATCGAGCCCAAGCCCGGTATCTCGGCGGCGGACAAGAAGGCCGTCGACGAACTGCAATTTATCGCCAAGATCCTCAACAAACACGCCCACAGCATGTGCTTCACCGCCTGCGCCTTCGGGGATGCCTACGCCCGGCTCTACACCCAAAAGGGCGAGGGAATGTTTGCTTTCGACAGCGAGCAGCCGTTTGCGCCCCTGGTGCAGGCCTATGAAGAGATTGGCCAGACCGTGGGCTACATCGTCAGTCTCGGATCGAAGCTGCAAAGCCGCTTCAATCACCTGGACATGGTGCGTATGCGCATGCCGCGCATGGTGTACCTGCCGCAGATGCGCGCTATCGAGAACGCCCAAAAGATCAACCTGGAAGCCACAGAGCCGCGCGATATGCGGCCATTGCCGGCGCTGGTGGGCGGTTCGTTCCTGGAAGCGGCCGAGGTGGACTACGACAACCTCATGTCCGCCCTGCGCGGGATGATCGGCCAGCGTATCGCCGGATCGATTGACGAAACGATGATCGGCGCCAACCTCTCCGACATGACGGCGGCGCAGCAGAAGCTGTTCATGGACTCGCTGGAAAAGATGCTGATCAGCATGAAAACCCGCGCCGAGGAAGCGGTGAAGACGGGCCAATACGCCACCTCCCGCAACTTCCACGTTATGCCGACCTTCAATGAAAAGCAGCTGACGCAAATCAGCTCGTTTCAGGGCGGCTCCAACTCCGGCGCCGGCGCCAATATCGAAGACGTGATGTTCTGCGCTCGCAAGCTGGCGGGCACGCTGGGTATTGACCTGTCGATGGTGGGCTTTGCTGACCAAATGACTGGGGGCCTGGGTGAGGGTGGTTTCAACCGTACCAGCAGCCAGGCCGCTGAGCGCTCCCGGATCATCCGCACCGCCTTTATGCAAACAGTTAACGACACCATCGACCGCCACATGCTGGCGAAGGATGGCAAGTGCTGGGCCGACGATGAGCGCCCCTATGACGTGAATTTCTTCGGTTCCATTGCGGCGCTTGAGGCCGAGAAACAGGCCAGCCGAGAACGATCGATCAACGCCGGCGTGATGCTGCTCCAGGGCATGGACCTGATGCGCACCATGGGTCTGCCTGAGTCGATGTGCGAGCAGTTCATGGCCACGATGATGGAAATCGATACCGAGAAGGCCAAGATTTTTGCCAAGGGACTCAAGGAAGCAAAACCGCCTGCACCAGATATGGGTGGGGGATTCGGCGGTGGTGATGACGACCAGCAGCCGCCACAACTACCGGCGCCGAACGGCACGAAAGAGAGCGAGGAATGATCATGCGTAAGCGCACAGGGGTTATCAGATACAACTTGAACACGCGAGGCCGCGACTTTAATGGCCAGGATCGTGAGGTGGACATTGCGGCGGCCATGCTCTTGATTAATGGCCCCGCAGTGCAGGAGCTGGTACGCCAGGGGGACGTATACGGCTACGTCGGCCACACGTTCCGCCAGAAATATGGCCTAAACGTGCCTGAGGTGACCACTGAGGGCGGAACGGTGGTGGTGCTTGAGCCCTGCGTGCGCACGGTTTACATCAAGTGTCTGCCCGATGGCACGGTAGAGCATGAACAGGAGTTTTTGAACAACGCGCCAGGGCGGATCGGCGGCCGTCTGTTCGACAGCAAGGCCTACGGTTTCAGCTCTGTATTCCACGCGCCCGAAGAGAACGGCAAGCGCACGCCCAAGACGTTCCACGGTATGGATTTCGTCAGAGTCCCGAACTACAACACCAACAAGGGCTACGCAATGCTGGATAGCCTTGAGCCGGGCGCCATTGAGTCGCTGGGCTACGCTGGCGAGTGCGCGGCCCTCATGGACAGCATTGAGGCGATCCTGGCGCAGAGCGATGCAGGGGCGGCGGAAATCAGCGAGGCCTACCTGCACCAGTGCAAGGTTAACGATGAGCAGACAGACCTGATCGCTCGCCTGATGCTGCGCCTACAGAAAGCCGGTACCGGCGCCATGCTCGATAGTATCGATCCGACCACGCTGCAACGCGGCTCTGAGTTCCTGCCAAGTCGTGCGGCGGACATGCTCGACAGCGCCGACCGATTCATGTCCGCTGTTCTGCCAGAACTGGAGCCGGCGCCCGAGGAAGTGGAAGCTGAGAAGAAATCCGGCGTGCTGGCCAAAAGCATCGACATGGTGCGCAAAGTGATTGGGGGGGTGTAAGTGGCTAACCTTCCCTCTGGTCCAGACGGCTTCCTTGCTGGGAAGGACTCCGAATCGCTTAGCCGGATCGCCAGCGAAATCGAGGTGCTAAAGGCGATTCACTCGGACACGACCGCGACCCTCAAAACGCTGACCAAAATGGCGCGCTCGCTGTCTGTCCCTGCGCCAGCGGCGCCGCCCAATCAGCGCGCCCCAGTTGCCCCGCCGCGGGCGCCCGTAGCGCCGCGCGAGCCCTCTTCAAGGCTGCCAGGCGTCCCCTCGGCCAGTCGTGGCCGGGATGAGAACGGCCGGTGGAGCCCCAAGACGCCAGCCTCAGACGCTGGCCCGTCTCGCAGCAGTGAGGGCGGCCGCGTCTCGGCGGCCATGCACAACGTCGGGGACTCTCTGAAAGGTGCCGGCCACTCCATAGCGTCCGGCGCCGAAGGCATGGACCCTACTGTCCAGGCCGTCAAAGAAATCAGCGGCATATTCTCCCCGCTGTCGAGCATGCTTAAGCCCATGGGGCGGCTGTTCGGCCGGGGCAAAACCCCGGAGCAGAAGAATCAGCGCGAAAATGTGACCTGGTACCGCCGTATCTGGAGCGCGGTTAAGAACCCGGCCGGTGGTAGTGGCGGCGGTATGGGCATGATGATGACGGCCTTGCTGTCGATGCTTGGCATGCTGCTGGCGCCTATCAAGGCATTGGGGCGGCTGTTGGGTATGGGCTCACTGGGCAAGCTCTTGGGCGGGCTTGCGGGTGGCGGCCGCGCGGGCTTAAAAGGCTCTAAAAGTCGGCTCAATGCGGGGGCGCCGGGCTCAGTAGACGCGAAGGGAAAGCCAGGTAGGGCTGGTAGTACCGCCGGCGCTGCGCCGGCCGGCACAAAAGCCGAGGCACAAGCGGCCAAGGCAGCAAAGGCCGGCGGTAAGGGGCTTTTGGGCAAAGGCGTCGACTTCGGTAAATCCCTGATCGGCAAGGGCGCCGGTCTGCTGGGTAAGTCGGCCAAAGGGTTCATCCGCAAGATTCCATTCATTGGCACGCTGCTGGGCGGCCTCATGGTCGCCAACGCGGTGCTGGCCGACGAAAACCCGAACGCAACCCCGGACGAGAAGAAGCAAGCCAAGGCTGACAAGTGGGGAACTGTCGGCGGTGTCGCGGGTGGTGTTGTCGGCGGCGCTATAGGTAGCTTTCTCGGCCCGGTCGGCACTGTCATTGGCGGCGTTGTGGGCGACTATGTTGGCTCGATGATGGGCGAATGGCTGTCGACCGTTGATTTTGACGCCGTGGCCAAAACCGTCAGCGATACCTTTAGCTCTCTCGCTGATAGCACTCTCAAAGCGGCCAGCTCGGCGTTCGACTCGGTAAAGAGCTCCTGGAACGGCATGGTGGAGAGCGCCGCCAAAATCTTTACCAGCATGAGCGATTGGGCCAAAGACACCTGGAAGGCTGCCACAGAGGCAGTCATGGGTATCAAGGACACCGTGGCCGACAAGGTGCAGAGCGCTCAGGACTATGTGGGCGATAAAGTCACGTCGGTGAAGGATGCCGGCCAGAACCTGCTGGCGAAGGCCACAGGGGGCAGCTACACGGGCGGCTCCAACGCGCGCAAGGATGAGCTGATTAAGGCGATGGACGCCGGCGGTATCACCGATCCGAAGTCGAAAGCCATGCTCATGGCCAACGTTGACGTTGAGACGGGCGGTTTCAAGAAGAACGAGGAAAACCTTAACTACAGCGCCAAGCGCCTACAGGAGGTATTCCCCAAGTACTACAGCACCCCCGAGGCGGCGCGCGCGGATGCCAACAACCCCGAGGCCATTGCCAACAAGGTCTATGGCGGGCGTATGGGCAACACCGACGCGGGAGACGGGTACAAGTACCGTGGGCGTGGCGATATCCAGCTCACCGGCAAGGCGCAATATGCGGACATGGGCAAAAAGCTGGGCGTCGACCTGGTGAATAACCCGGATCTGGCCATGGACCCGAAATATTCGGCGCAGATCGCCGTGCAGCACTGGAAAGGTTCCGGCGCCGACAGAGCAGCCATGGCTGGCGACCAGGACCGCGCCCGTAAGCTCACCAACGGCGGCACCAATGGCCTGGAGGACGTGAAAAGCAAGTACGACGGCTACCTGGCTCAGGCCAAGGCCGGCGACTTGACGCCAACCCGGCGCGCCGATCAGGGCAAGGTGCAAGCCCCCGAGGGCGCCACCGCTGCGCTGGCCAGTACCATGTCAGCGGTAAAGGGCGCCCCAGCCGTGGGAGTAATGCCGATTGGACCGCGTGGACCACTGGCCCCGGCCATGCCTGGCGCTCAAACGGTGGGGGTTATGGCGCCGACGGTGCCGAGCGTGGGTATGGCATCCATCAGGCCGATCAATGCCGGCACGATGGCCGCCCCCAGCTACTCCCCGCCGGCGCCGGACGCCTCCCTAACCAAGATCGCGCCGACGCCCGCAGTTGAAAAGCCCCTCCTGACGCCAGGCAAGGCCGCGCCCGCCACGAGCGTTCAAGTGTCGGTGCCGCTCAGCCAGAACCTGGAAGACAGGCAGATTGCCCACGTCGCCAGTGGTGGCATAGGTATGGGGAGCATGTAGCCCCGTCAGTTCACTGCAAACCGCCCCGCAATAGGGCGGTTTTTGTTTGTCATCATGTAATCAATAAACCGCTACCGGTGCCCTATGGCAGACGACACGCTCAACACGGACCTGCTCTTTCGCATGATTGCCCATTGGGTGGGTACCCGGCCGAACACCTATTACGGATCGACCTATGGCGCGCCGACCGAGGACTTGCTGCAAAAGCCCCTCAGTTCGCCCATTGCTGACGCCTACCTGGCCAAGATGCGCGAAGACATTCCCGTTATCGCTGCGCTGCCGCCGGGCACGATCAACATGTACACGGACAACGATGGGCTTGACCGAAAAACCATCTATATCGATATCAACGGCTCCTACGTGAGTCTGGCGGACCTGGGGGACGTGCAACGTGGCAGTTACTAAAGACGATTTCATTCAAAGCGCGGTTAATGAAATCGCCAGCTACCCCACTATCGCCATGCGGTACCAGATTGGCGACCCGCTGATTATCCAGGGGCTCGCCTCGATGGGGGGCATGCTGGCGGACGTGAGCAATCAGGTGGAAGTGACCGCCGGCGAACCCTTCACAAAGGCCCGCGACGTGACGGTACGCAGTGATGCAGCCGTTAAGGGTATCTTGCCCTTCGCTACGCCAGCCATTGCCGCCATCAAGGTCACGAACGGCGCCCTGGTGCCGGTCCAGGTGCTGGCGGGGCGAGTGCTCCAAGATGCGGCTGGGCGCTATTGGCTGGTCACGTCGGGGGTGAACCTGGCCGCCGGCGCAATCGGCTACCTGACGGCCAAGCAAGTCAGCTCGCGAGCATTCACGCACCAGGTGGCGACCTACGCCCCGTTCTACTCGATCCCCCTCAGTCAGCCCGAAGTTGGGTTTATCGCCAACGTGCTGGTGGACACTTTCGAGTACTCCACAAACTTCGCCAACATCCTGGACGGCGAACGGGTTTACAACATCAAGTCCAACGAAGTCAGTGAGCTGTTCCTGCAATTCGGTATCGCTGGGCTTTCCGGGTTTCAGCCGGCCGTGGGCGCGCAGATCAAAATCGCCGTGCAAGATACAGAGGGGGCTGTGACGCTCTCCACCGGTATGAAGTTCTATTTTGAGTACACCGGTGGCGCCAGTGATGCGTTGTTGGCCATGGAGCTGTCAGAGGTCAGCCAGGCCGGCGCCAACCCGATGGACATCACGACCATGCGCGAGGTGTGTTCCTACCCCGGCATATACGACGACAGCGCCGTATTCGGCTCCAACTTCGATTTTGTGGTGCGCAAGGCCATCAGCCCGGTAACGTTCCTCAGTATCTGGAACGAAGCCAAGGAAGAAACGGTGCGCGGTGCCAGCCTGGACAATATCAACACCCTGTTCATCGCCGTTCGTAAGGCCGGATCAACCGACACGGTGCTGCGCGCGCAGATCGACACGGTAATCAAGCGCGCCGACGACAGCTACAAGCGCAAGTACGTGCCGGTGATCGATGTCGTGGTGCCCATGGTGATCACCCTCACCATTCCATCGGTCTATGACTCGGGCGCCGTTACCCAACAAGTCAGCACCATCCTGCTCGACCACTACGGCCCCGAATCGGCTTGGGCCAAACGGGGCGAGGCGCAGATTCTGGAAAAAGACGTATACGCGCTGATGGTCGATAACAACGTGACTGCACTCTCTGCGCGCCTGGGTAACATGACGGTAGACAGCATTGGTGATGACGCTGAGGTGTTACCCGAGCAATACCGGTACATCACGCCAGAAAGCTTAATCATCAACATTCAGGAGGCGGGCTGATATGGAGCTTCTGCCGCTTGTTCGCAGTGCTGAGTTCGACGAGGTTGAAAGCGAATTCAAAGCGCTGTTCCTCAGCCTGTACAAGCAACACGTAGACGATCAGGTCACCGAGGTGGCGCTGTACGGCATGCCCCATATCGGCCCTGACTCTTTGGTTGAGCGAAGCCTTACCGTGGATGGCCTGGCCGTCTTGCGCACCACCACCATGGAGCAGATCCGCCACTTGTTCCACGCCTGGCGTTATCGCAACCCTCAGCGCGGCACGACGTTTCTGGCGACCTATCTCAAGACCTTGTTTGGCCCGGTGTTCACCATTAATCAGCTCTGGTGCAAGAAGGCCGGCGAATACCCGGTCGACGTAATGACGGCGGCTGAAATGACGCTGGCCGGCGAGCAGGAGGCTGATTACTTCCTAACCAGTCGACTGCGTGTGGACATAGAGACTGAGATTATTCCATCGCGCATCCTGGCTGCGGCCCGTACCGCCGTGGCCGCCAGATTCGTGCTGGAACTGCGCGCGGTACGTCGCACCCTATCCACTTATCGGGTGGGAATGATCGCCAACTCAGTGCTGGTGTGTCGCACTCAAGGTGCTTCGCTATACCAGCAGCCTGAAATCCAGGCGGGCGAGACTTCTAGGTTGGCTACGATCATGGGCGGATCGAACTTTGTGTACAGCGTGGGAGGCGGCGCAGACACGCAAAGTCACCTAAATTAGGGCGTTTTTTGGTCAGTAGACTTTGCCATAAACCAACTTGGGGGCTTTATGGCGAATCCTGTAATCATCAACCCGACACTGACGCTGGCGGGGCAAATTGCCGCGTTTAACGCCAGTGGTACAGGGCTTGAGCTGAACATCACGCACGTTTCCTTCGGGACCGATCACTATGATCCAACTGGCGATGAGATCGCGCTTCGCGCCCCGGTCGGGATCAAGATTCCGGTAGCGGGGGCCAGTCGTCCGACTCCTACTCAAATCCGCATGGTCAGTGTCTGGCACGACGACGTTGGCGAGGTGCCCGTTGGTGAAATTGGGTTTTGGGCAGACGACACGCTGGTATTCGTTTGGTCAAAAGCTGACGGCACAATCGCGTCGTACAAGACTAATGGCGTTGCCTACGTCCTTTTCAATGACCTGACCTTTTCCTCTGCCCCCCCCAACAGCATCAATTTTACCGTAGATCCTAACGAAAGCGTGGCGCTGGCGGCGTTGGCTGCGCACGAGGGCGCATCAAACGCTCACCCGCAATATGTACTACGCGCCAAGTTCCCCGACTACCAGGGCCACTTGTGGGGTGACGTGGGCGGCACGGCCAACGCCATAACACTAACCTTGCCGGCCATTGTTGAGCTGACGGGCTATATCAAGGGAAATCGTTTCACGTTCAAAGCGACCTCGACGAATACCGGCGACACTACGATCAACGTTGCAAACGTAGGGCCGGTGCAAGTGCTCAAAACCGGCGGTTTGGCGTTGTCGGCAGGCAGTATCGTCGCGGGTGGCGTGTATGACGTGTATTACGACGGTGCAAAGTTTCAGCTCACTGCGGGCGCGGGCTTTGCAAGTGCCGAGGCGACAACTGCCGAAGTAACCGGAACTACGGCCATCAATAGCACTAGCTGGGTATCTGTTCGGCGCCTGCTTGAAGCGATGGCCCTCAAGGCGAACTTGGCCGACCCTACGTTTACCGGGACGCCAAAGGCACCAACCGCCACCGCTCTGACTAGCTCAACGCAAATTGCCACCACTGCGTTTGTCTATTCAGTACTGATCAATACCATGACCAAATCGGTGGCTGGCGGGGTGGACATTACCATGTCCACTACCGAGGCGAAGTATCCGATATTTCGGTTTGTTGGCGCCTTGACCGCCAATATCAACATCATTGTTCCATCCGGCGTTAACGCCAACTGGGCAGTTGTAAATAACACCTCCGGGGCGTACACGCTGACAGTAAAGACCGCGAGCAGCCCAGGGGTGACGGTGGCGCAAGGGCAATCGCGGAGCGTACTGATAGTCGACACTGTTACCTTAATTAGCGCGAATAGCGACATGACGAATGTGGCCCTAACCGGCCTCCCGACCGCGCCGACTGCTGCGCCAGGGACTAACACCAATCAGGTAGCTAACACGGCTTTTGTAAGTACGGCGCTGGCTAACCTGGTGGCCTCGTCCCCAGCGGCGCTAGACACCCTAAACGAACTGGCGGCGGCGCTGGGCAATGACCCTAACTTTGCCACGACTGTGACCAACGCCTTAGCGGGCAAGGTCGCGACCAGCGACAAAGCAACTCAGCTTGAGGCGGAGACAGGTACTGACAATACCAAATGGATGACCCCGCTTCGTGCGAGTCAGGCAATCTCAAAGGTTGTAGCGACCGAAATTTTTTCGGACGCTACAGCCGGCGCAACCACCGTCACACTACCTGCCGCCAACAAGCCGATGGATGTTGTTGTACGGCGGGTCGACAACACCGGCAACCGCCTGGTGGTTCAAGCAGCGGGCACAGATAAAGTCCTGTTTCATACCCACTTGCGCCCCGAGGGCTACTCGTTCTTCGTTCTGATGGGGGCGGGAGACTTCTGGTATCTGCGCAGTGACGGCGCCGGCCATTGGCGCCTGCTTTATCGTCTGAACAGCGAGTCGTTGGGCCGGCCGGTATTTGAGACAACCACCGCGTTCTCTCCAGGCGGCTGGGGTGGTATTAACAATTTTACGTATAACCGCGCCGACTGGCCCTGGTTGTGGGACCACGCGCAGGCGTCGGGGATGCTGACCACGGAAGCCGCTCGCACTGGTATGGAAGGTGGATGGACCTCGGGCGACGGGGCATTGACGTTCCGGGTTCCGGAAGGTCGAGCCGAGTTCTGGCAAGTGCTGGATGAGGGTCGCGGAGTTGATGTTGGTCGCGCGGCGGGTAGCTGGAAGGCCTCCGATAACAAAGCGCACAACCACGCACTTTCTGGGGCCGGGAACTACGGCACCCAGATGATGGGCGGCGGTAGCGTCACTTATGCACAGTGGACCGCCGGTTCCACTGCATCTAGCGGTGGTGCAGAGGCTCGTCCTCGAAGCATCGCATATCCTGGCCGTTTTAAAATGATCTGAGGTGTCTATGAGCGCGATGAGCAAAATTGTTTACATGACTGACCTGGCCGGCGGCCTATCCCCTTACCTGTTGGGCGTGGTGCCGGGAATCGGCTTCCAGCCACCAGAGGGCGCCATCGATCTGGGCTATGAACTGGAGGCGCCGGCGGAGGGCTTTGCGTGGACGATGCTGGCCGGCGAACCGGTTCAAGTGCGCGACTGTCGGGGGACCGTCTGCTGCACCGCCACGGGGGCTGAGCAGCCGCACGATTTGTTGGGTGATCTGCCCGACGGCCTGACGCCCGAGCCGCGCCCATCGCCTGCCCATGCTTGGACTGATGGGCAATGGCAGGTTAGCGCGGAGCTTGTGGCACAGCTACGCGCGGCGGCTCAGACGAAGTACTGGGAGCTGATCAAGGCCGACCGCGACCGCCGCAAGGAGGCCGGGTTTAAGGTGGGCGATAAGTGGGTGCATTCCGACCTGTTCAGCCGTAGCCAATGGCTGGGCTTGAAAGACAACGCCCGCGACACCCTGGCCGCTGGCGGCGCCATGGCCGGCGTCCTGCATGACGGCGAAGGCCAGCCCATCCTGTGGAAAATGCTGGACGGTTCCTTTGTCCAGGTGACGGCGCAACTGGCGTTCGACGTAGTATCAGCCGTTACGTGCTCTGACATGACGATTTTCAAAGTGGCCGAGGTGCATAACGCTTCCATGCGTGCCGCTGAAGATCCGGGCGCCTACGACTACAGCACCGGCTGGCCACAAACCTATGCAGAGTCGATAGAAATCCCACCTGTAGACCCTGAGACAATTCCCCCTGTTGATCCAGCATAGGAATCGTCGCAATGAAGCAATCGGTACAGCTACTGTTCACTCGCCGCCGCATGATCGGCAGTCTGCTTATCCGGGGCGTTACCTGGTCGTCGTTCAGTCACGTTGAAATCGTGGTGGGCGACCAGGTGATAGGCGCCAACATGGTGGGAGGCGTGAGCCTGACGCCGCTCAAGGAGCGTCTGGCGAATTCCAGCTATGCCGCCCTGGTCAATATCCCTTGCCATGACGCTCAGGCGATCAAGCAGACGGCGTTGAGCATGATCGGCGCCGGCTATGACTATCTGGCGCTGTTCGGGATCCTGGTGCACTCCGAGCGCTTCGACAGCAAGGCGCGTTTCTTCTGCTCCGAGTTTGTGGCGTGGGCGTTTGAAAAGGCCGGTTCGCCGTTGATTCGTCCGGAGATTACCGGCCGCGTCACGCCCCAGCACCTTTGGATGCTCCCTGCTCCCGCGGTGACCGCTGGCGACCCTCTTTCGCTCTTAAATTTGGCCTAACAATGTATAGGGATACTTTTCCGGGGTGCGCCCCGGCGAAGTATCGAGGTATTTATGAACAAACCGTTAAACGGCAGTTTCGACCAGATCAAAGACGGATTTGGCCACTACCTGCAACGCTGGCGTGACGGCCTTTACGCGGACTACGCCGACACCAAGGCGGTAAAAGCGTTCATGGCCAAGCCGTTCGCGGAGGCCGTCAAGTGGGCGGCCGGGCGCATGGTCGACGATGCCGAGGCCATGTTGGCGGCGTACCAGAAGAACAAAAACGGTCCGCCCGGTAAAACCACGCTGTTTCCGGTGCTGCTGCTCGCCATGGATGAGAATTTTGTCGGTACCGGCGCCGATTGGGGTGGCGATCAGATTGGCCGCACCATGCAACAAATCGAAGAGGGCGGATCCTGGTACGGGCATAAGCACGTTATGCAGGATCGGCGCCTACAGATGGTGATCATCGCCAGCGAAGGTGGATCGGCGCAGAGCCTGGCCGCGCAGCTGTCGTCGTTCATCAAAGAGCCGTCTAACCGCTATTTCAATGCCGTGTACCAGTTCGGCCAGTACAACGTGCCGGTGCCACAGACACTGGAATCGGTGCGAATCGACTGGATGGAGGTCAAGCAGGATGAGAAGAATATCAAGATCCTGGTGGCCGACCTGACGCTCAAGTGTACGATCCCGTTCTTCGATGCCCCGGCCGAGGGTGCGCCCAATGACGGCTCCGACAAGGTTCCGCCAGGCTATCCAGTTGTCAGTGTGGTGGCGCACGCCAACATCTCTACCCCAACCGGATCGACGACCACGGAAGCCGGCACGGTGTGGGGCACGCCGCAGTGAACGTCTACCTGCGCGAGGGGGGCGACCAGCTCCCCACCGACGTGATACTCAAGTGGGTGGGGCGCTCTGACCTGACGCCTACCCTGCGCTCGCTTGAGTTCACGGTGAAGCTGATCGATGGCGTCCAGGACAAGCTCAAGGTCGGCGCCTCGGTATGGGCCGGGCGGGAAAACCTGCGCTATGAAATCGTCAAAACCGACCGGGCGCAGCCGATTGGCCAGGTGCAGGGCAAGAATCAGCAGCAGGCCATGAAAGTGACCGCGTTGCTGCACCGCTGCGCCTCAGTCGCGCGCCCGCTCAATAACGCGGTGATCCTGACCAAGACCACGCTCGGTGCGATCTACCGGGCGTGTGGGGCGTTCATGCCGGTGGCCAGCGACTTCGCGGTACCGCGCTTTACCTGTTTCAAGGGCCACCAGCCCAGCTATCCGTTGGCGCAGGCGCTCCAGGAGGAAGGCGCGGCGCTGGTGCTCAGGAATGGCAGCATTACCGCCATGCGCCTGACTGACATGGTCAAGCAGAACGCCATGGCGGATATCGGCCAGGTGGACAGTAGCGCCAAGATCGAAAGCGAATTTCTGCAACTCCAGGATATCCCGTCGTTCTACTCGGTCGACGACAGCGCCGCCATTGTCCTGGGGCAGATGGGCCAGGCCCGCCGCGTGTCCTTCATGGCCCGCGCCGACGAACGCCAGCTGAGGAACGCCAGTTGTGTCCTGGTGCGCAGCAAGACGGTAGACAGCACCATTTGCCAGCAATACCAGGCCGGTGACGTGCTACGGGTGGCGGGCGAGAACCTGGTGATCATCACCGCCGCGCACGCCTTTGAAAACCTTGAGGGGGCGCAGGAAAGCCGCAGCCGCCTATGGCTCGGGAAGCTGATCAATGCCCAGTAACAAACATCCAGGATTCATCCGCATAGTGGATCGGGAACGCCGGGAGGTGCGCGTAGAGATACCACCTTTCACCGACGGGGCCAGCGAGCTGCCTATCGCTGAAATCGAATACCCGATTGGTGATGACTCGCAAAACACCGAGATTCGTCTGGTCGTGGGGCGCGGAGTGTGGATTGAGTTCATCGCGGGCGATCCGCGCCGACCGCTCATCACCGGCTATCGCAACCCGAACACGGGCAACGTGATCGGCACGCGCTGCTGGAACCATGACAACTTTGAAATCAACGCTGACGAAGTTTTCACCGTAAACGCAGGGGCAAAAATCGCCCTGATCGTTGGCGGTACGTCCATCATCTTGACGCCTGAGTCCATCGCGCAGCTCGCTACGGCACTGAGCATCAAAGCGACGACGACCATTGAAGGCGCGACAACCATTAAAGGAGCCGTAACGCAGACCGGTGGCGATATCACCAGCGACGGTATCAGCGTGCAGCACCACAAGCACCCTACCGCAGCACTTGGCCCACCAAGCGAGCCGAGTCCGTCGTAACAGTGGCCGGGGGTTCGTTCATCGTATGAACACACCCCTGCTCATCCCTGTGAGATAGCGAACATCCTGGTTAGCCGTTATTTCAGGTGATCAAGTGACTTGCGGTAAACCATGCGCAGCTGTGGCCCGCGCTGGCCAGGTTCTTCGGATAGATCGTATTCGGGCACGTCGTTCTCCTTGATCACCTTGCGCAGGCTTCTGGAGAATTCTTTGAACGTGGTGTCGCTCCCGCTGCGCTGGTAGATCAGGTCAAACCCCCAGGTGGACATGTCCTTGCCGGCGGCCTTGCGTGCGAGCCGGTAGATAAAGCGGCTGTAGCCCGATTCACTCTCAAAGTACTCAGGGTGTACCGCCAAGATGTCCGGTTTCACGCTGCCGGTAATTTCTTTATAGAGCCAGTCCGCCACCTTGAATTCGATGTATTCGATATTGCCGTTTTTGGCGTTCGCGATGGTGCGGTAAGGCCCTATCAGGTTCTCGCCTTCGTCGGTAACCACCATGCGATCCTTGATCATCCGGGTGCGCTGAATCTTGACGTGCGTGGTGCTCAGTCGCTCAAGGGCGCCCACTACCGCCGCGCGCTGATTGCCCCCTTCGGTCTTTTTGGTGAATTTGATCACGTCACCAATGTGCGGGCGAAACAGCTGTAATGGCTTCTCTCCGTCGCCCTTGCGAAAGCGGTTCATCGCTTCGGTCAGGTGTGAGGTAGCCATTAGCACCAGGTCATAATCGAACACCGAGGCCATTCCGTAGACGCCAGAAGAAACGATAACCTCGCCGTCAGGCAGCTCGTAACGAATAACGTCGTTCTCGCGCTTTTTGGTTTTCGACAGGCGAAACGGGGCAACGTCCATCAGGCTGCGTATATCGCGTGTGCCGATGTCGTAAATCATCGGAACGAAAAAATCAGGCTGCTGTGGTTCCTTGCTGGCGGCCGTTGTGGACTTTGATACCGGTTTGGCTTTAGGTGCTTTTGCCACGGCCGGTTGCGGCTCGGTACCGCCAAGGAGGTCGCCCTGGCGATCTGACTTCTTTCGGCTCTTGATTACATCAAGGCGCCGATTGTGTTGATTAACAGGTTCCGCTGGGCTCTTGTTGGCTGACATGATCGCTTCCGATGCTGTTTGCAAGTAAACAGGTGAACAGAGTGCTGGGGCGGGTGGGTGAATTACAAAATGCTGCAAATTAAAACCCTAGAAGCCTTGTCGGGCCTGCTCTATAAGGCGAAAAGACGGGGTAACTGATCGGTTTTTTGTAATTCACCCACCGAAACACGCCTTTTTAGTAATTCGCCCACCAAAGTGTGTAATTCACCCACCTTTCTTTGTAATTCACCCACCGTTTGTTGTAATTCACCCACCCATCCACAGGGTTGTTATGACGGTCTAGGCCAAGTGGGGCGCTGGCTCTAGCGCTTATCCACAATGGCCAAAACATAGATATAAAACCTTTTAAAACTTTTAATCTTATAGAGGGATAACTTTTGCCCTCCTTGGCGGTTAGGCTGCGCGCAATCGGGAAATCGCCGGCACGTCTTTGTGCTGGGCCTGCCAAAGGTCGTAAGCCGACTGGCGCCCGAGCCACGTATGCGCCTTGCCCAGCCCTGCCAGCTCTAGGCGCCAAGCGAGGTCGGCGCTAATCGCGGAGCGGCAGTGCAGCACGTTGGACAGTTGAACCCTGGAATAGCCAAGGTGTTTAGCCAGTGCGGTAACAGTCATTTTGATTTCTGGCAGCACGTCTGCGCGCAGCCCCTCGCCCGGATGGGGAGGATTGAGCATGGTCATTTGCCGCTCTCCTTTCGAATGTCGCGGGCTTACTGTAAAGCCACGCTTTACACTGCGCAAGCAAATTATGTATGGCCTTGCTTTACAATCCTTACGCTAACGAGCAGGGCTGATCACTAGCGCGCACGGTTGAGCTAGGGGTAGTTCAGATTGATGGCTTTACCACGCAAACCGCGCCGGTCCCTGCCCTTTTCGCTCCCTCACACTGTCCCCCAGTATTCAACCCATGGGGGCAGTCATGCCAGCAACGAACAAACTCGACTTTTCCAATGCCCAGGCCGCTGCCAAGGCGCTCAAGAAAGTCAGTACGATCATGATCCGCGCGGGCCAGCCCGTGGTTTCATCTGAATTCAACGACACGGCCAAACGTACCTCGGGCATCACGTACCGGGAGGCGTCTTTGACGGTGGCCAGCGGTCAAATGGTCGTGCTGCGCGTGAATGCGACCGGCGATATCTTCCAGGTGCTGCTCAACGGTGCCGTGCAGCCGTTGAAGAATCAGACCGATTCCGACAAGGCTGTGATGGAAATCGCCGCGTTGCTGGAAAAGGGTCAGGGGGCGTTCCAGAAGGCCCAGGCCCGCAAAGCGATTGCCTTGCCCAAGGGTATGAGCACACCGGCGCCGAAACAGGCGAAGGTCTACGCCGAGCGCGTGGCTCAGCTCGATACGCAGATTGCCGAGCGCCAGGCGACTGTGGCGGACCTACAGCAGCAGCTGGGGGCTATGACCGACAGCCTGGAGCCTTTGAGCACGGCCGAACAGGATGCAGCGGCTAAGGCGGCCATGTTGCTGGATGGTATCGACCAGCCTCAAGACGTAGAGCTGACCATGGCAGACGCCTACGTGGCTGCGCGTGAGATTGTCCAGGCTGATCCCGCGATGATGGATAGCATCGCTACCGCTGGCGCTATCGAACAGCTCAAGCAGGCGCTGAGCGTGGTCGAGACGAACGCACCGATCAATGAGGCCGAAGGCAATCTTGACCAGGCTAAGCTTGAGCGCAGCCTGGCCAAGTCCTTCATTACCGCCATTGCCATGCTGGATAGCGTTGACTCGGATATGGGCGATTCTGGTCTGTCTGAGCTGGTCAACATCGCGCTGGTGTCGGCGGCGGACGTGAGCGATATCAAAGACCAGAACGCGCTGGCGCAATTGCTGGCGCTGGGCCTGGTCGAGACGGCTGAGGGGCTTTACATGCTGACGAGCAAGGGCAAGGCGGCGTTAGAGGACGCGGGGTTTGACGCCTACGGTGAGCCCTTCGCCGCCGAGGATTAAACCGAGGTGATCTGATACAACCGGGCGATGTCGTCACTCATTCGCCCTAATGACTCGATACCGCGCTGGCGTGACATGAAATGCGCCAGTGCGAGTATCGCCACCTCCGCGTTACCGATATCCGCTGCCAGGCGGTATTTCTGCCCCTGTGTGTCCACTCCGTCCGTTTCGATTCGTGGTCGCCAGCGCGCCACGTCGTCAGCCAGCACGATGGTGTTCATCCCCTCCGCTTCCTTGTAGGCCGTGATCGCGTCCGCCAAGTGTTCCTCTTTGAACAGGCAGTCATAGTCCTTTAGCCGAAGGTTGGTCACAAAGGCAAAGCCCTTGTCTGCTTCCTCCCTATACGTCACCTTGTCCAATATGACCAATACCCCGAGGGCGTTGTTTTTGAACGCCGAAAGTGTCACCGGCTCAGCGCCTGCGCCACCGTAGCCCCCGATTGACACCATGATTCGCATTCCTGCCGGTGCGTCTGACATGTCATATCCTCAGATAAATACATAAAAATGATGTATCGATAGTTGTAAGGTAAACAATCAACTGATAATGTCTTTTCTGTCGAGGCTTTCGACACGCCAGAGAAAGGAAAAGACCGATGAGAGCTATAAATCTTAAGCGTCAACGCCAGGCCATTTGGGCCGGCTGTTTGCTAATGGTTGTGCTGTATCTGATTGTGGTCAGCCTGCTAGGTGGGAGCGATTACGATCAGGCCGTGGCGGATCATGAGTGGAAGTGCAAGATGATCAGTGAGGGCGTTTGGCCCAAAGATCCGGCTACTCATTGCTCCGAGCCCCTTGAGACGCTGGCGCTCAACACCGTCAACCGGTAACTCCGGTGCACACCACAAGCCCCGGCCTTCGGGGCTTTTTTACGCCTGAAATAACACCATAGCGCATTAACGCCAAAGCACCATAGCGTGACAGCCCTATTGCGTTATAGCGCGATGGCGCTAGAATCCAGCCCACTATCAATTGGGCGGAGCGCAAGACATGACAGTTATCGCGGTGATGAATCAGAAAGGTGGCGTCGGCAAAACCACCACTTGCACTGGGCTGGCGGGCGCGCTGAATCAGTTCGGTCGTGACGTGGTGCTGGTCGACTCCGATCCGCAAGGCAGCTTGCAAGACTATGCGGGGGAGAACGCCGAGCAGCCGGTAAAGATTTACGCCATTGAGCGCAATCAACTGGCGGCACAGATACCACGGCTGAAAAATGAAATAGTGATCATCGACGGCACCGCGAAGGCGGCCGACTTGGCCAAGAAGACGATTGCTGTGGCCGACATCATCATTATTCCGGTAACGCCCTCGCCGCTGGATGTGTGGGCAACCGGCGACATGGTGGCGATGATCCAAGATAGGATTGAAGAACAGCAAGCCGCTGGCGAGAAGCCCGTGCAGGCGTACTTTCTCGTGAATCGCGCTCTCGGCAACTCCAAGCTGAGCAAGAGCCTTGCCAAGACGCTGACCGGCTACGGCTTCCCAGTATTGCAATCGCGGCTTGTGTCCCGCACCGCGCACCCTAACTCCCAGCTATCCGGCCAAACCCCACTCGAAACCCAGCCGCATGGCCTGGCGGCGCGTGAGCTGCGCGCACTGCGTGACGAAGTGCTGGCGCTGCTGGCGTAGTGAATAGACGTTAAGGCGTTAGATGCACTATGATGCGCGAAACGCCGTAACGTTAATAAGGTGGGTGAGCCATGGTAGAAATGAAGATCAAGACCCGCGAGCGCGCCGCAACTGAAAGCGTGGCCGACGCGGATGCAGTAGGCGGTCAGAGCGCCAAACCAGCGAACAAAGTGATCAAGCTTGGCGCCAAGGAACGTTTAAACAGCTACGTGACTCCCGAGCAGAAGCGCAAGCTGCGTCTACTCGCTATCTCGCGCAACTGCTCTATTTCTGAAATCGTCGGGGTTCTGACCGACGAGGCAGAAGCGCCAGTGCTGTAGCAACAAAGGATTCACCCCAAGGGTGCCCACGCGGCGCCCTTTTTTGTGCCTGCGATTTGACGCAAACCGCCGGCCGGGGCGGTGGAAATCGGGCGGTATCGTGGCTGCTTTCAGGGAGCGGCTTCTATGACCGACGTTTTCAGCAAACTCCAAAGCGCCGCCCATGCTGGCGCTTTCGGTGCAGGTTCAACCTCGCAACCCACGCCCGCGCAGATCCGGGCCGGCAACTACGCCAAGGGCAGCTTTCGCCTGCACGGGCTGCGCATCACCATTGAAACGCCCATGTTCCAGTCCCGCCGGGGCAAAGAGGATGGCAAGCCGTGGTCAATCACCTGCATGGCGCATTACGGCTATGTGGCCGGCACCAAGGGCGCCGACGGGGACGCGGTGGACGTGTTTGTTGGTCCGGCGCCCGAGAGCTTGCGCGTGTACGTGGTCAACCAGAACGCCAAAGACGGCACCTTTGACGAACACAAGGTGTTACTGGGCTTTATCGACCAGGAGCAAGCCTGCACCGCCTACCTCAACTCGTATGAGAAAGGATGGCCCGGCCTGGGCAGTGTCGCGGCCTGCACCATCAAGCAGTTCAAGTACTGGCTAAAGCACGGGGATCTAAGCCTGCCCCTCTCCCCCGACTTACCCAATATTCCAAAAGACGAGGCATTGAGCATGACTGATGTACTGACGCGCTGGGGCGGTGACAACCTCCCGGTGGGCGAAACCGTGGGCGCCGTGCTGTACGAGCTGCGCCGTGCTGACCCTGACGGCCTGCTGATGGATAGCGCCACCCTGGCCGACCTGAGCGAGAGCCTGGGCGACGGCGGCGAAATGCTCGACGCCATGGTGATCGAGTACAAGCAGTTTGAACGTAAGGCTGGCCAGCTCCTGAAAGTGATGCAGGTGGCCAGCGGCGCAGTTACGGCCGACACAGTTGAAGTCAGCAAGCCATTCAAGAACAAGGGCACCACTCAAGTGGCCATGTTGTTCGCCATGAGTGACGGCCAGAGCGTGTCGGTGTTCTTCCACAACCCCGACAGCACGCCCAACAAGTTGACGCCCGCCGACGAGCTGATTAGCTGGAAGTGGGTAATGAACAAGAAGGACATCACCGCTGTGGTGGCGCCTGAGAGCGGCCAGGACATTAGCCCGCGCGTGGTTGCCCGCCGCATCATGGCGCTAATCCAGAAGAACAGCGCCAAGTTCATCAAGGCGAACGAGAACAAGGCCGCCAGCACCGCCGCGCTCGAAGAGTTGAAGGCGCAGGAAGCAAGCAAAACCACCGAACTGGCCGAGCTGGACGCGCAAATCAGCGACCTACAAGCCCAGCTTGAGCAGAAGAAGTCCGCCCCGGTGGCGCCTGTGGTCGATCCTGCTGTTATTCCTGAAACCGTATTGGGCCAGATCCGTTTCGCGGTGCAGACGCTCCAGGAGGCTGACAAGAGCCTGGCCAATGTGGTCGCCGTCCGTGGTCACGGGGCAAACCTTGCGTTAGCGCTGGCTGAGCAACAACCGGCCATTGATCAGGCGCTGGCGAAGCTGGCCAAGGTCCGAGAGCTTGCCGCCACCAATGGCGCGGACGTAGAAACCCCCATTGCTGAGGCGGGCGGCATTCCTGACTTCTCCGTGTACCAAGCCGCTGCGCCGGCGCTATCCACCGCCAGCATCATCCTGGAGGACTACGCCGACGTTGCCGCGCTGGGATCGGCCACCGTACTCAGCGTGGGTTCCGAGAACGTCTATTTCGACAAGGACGGCAAGCAGTACATGACGAAATTGCTCAACACTGACGACTATGAGTCGAAAGTGGGTGAGGTGGTCGACCTGTCGGGCGTTGTAGATCCATACGTGGCGCCAACTGCTTCTGAAATCGCTGATCAGGAAAAGGTACAGCGCTTGATCGGTGCCCTTGCTGGCGCACGCGCTCGCCTGGCCGGTATGGCGCCTGGTGATGCCTTCTACGGCAACCTGTCGCGGGATGTAGTCGACATGGCCAAACAGCTATGGGATACCGGCTATCGCGGGCCAGAAGTGAGCGAGGCCGATACAGTCGAGCCGGCACCAGTTGTCGAGCCTGATGCCGCGCCTAAATCGACATTCCTTGGCGCAACGCTGGTCTGGTCGGAAGGCAGCCATGACGAGAATAAAGACTTCGCCACCCTGGCCGAGCTGGATTCCTGGTTTAAAGCGACCTTTAGCCCTGAGCAAATGGATGGTCAGAGCGGTAGCTACTACAAAAACAAGCTGGTCATTCGCTCGATGGATGAGGCCGGCAACAAGCGCGAGGATACGACGCGGGTTGATGTGTCTCGCTCCCAAGGCGATTTTGACCCGAACAAGCAGACCATTGCTCAGTACCTTTCCGAGAACGGGTTTGGCGGCATTAGTGCGGGCATGATTGAAATTGTTGATCCCGCTCCCGCAGCCCCCGACATCGCGCCAGAGCCGTCGCAAGTCGCTGGCGGCGTGAACGTGGACGATATGAAAGCCGTAATGACTGAAAATGTCGTGATGGACGTTCCGGCCGGCTGGCTGGTGATGAATGCCCCGCGCCCCATGGTTGGGCAAAAGACGCTTGAAAATGGCGAGTTCCTGACAGGCCGCTTCTACGGCGCCGTTGATCCGTCCGACGCCTACGCCGCCAGCACCATCGAAACCAACCGCAAGCTGGACGCGGCTATTGTGATGCAGGGAGTTGACCGGGCCACTCAAATGGCGATGGCTATGGTGGGCAGCAAATACCGCGACGACTACCTGGCCATGTCCGAGGATGAGCGTTACAAGGCTTTGAGCGCCAAGATCAAGAAGCTTTACGGCAAGCCATACGGCGAACTGAAAGCGCTTATGGCACAAGCCAAGGCCGAGCCGGCGCCAGCTGCTGTATCTGCCGAAGAAGAGGACACCGGCACTATCGAATCCGAGGGCCGCGACAACACGGTAAAAACCGCCAAGGGCACCAAGGTCGTTACCGGCTTCAAGGTGATCGAAGCGAAGAACCTGGTTATCAGCCACGAGACTGACGGCACCGTAAACCCGGAATACCCGCCTGAAATCCAGCCGCGTGACCGTGCGCGCACCACTTCGCAGGCATGGGTACAGAAAACCGCCCGCAACCTCGATCCTGATAGCCTGGGCCGCACCCAGCGCGCCGACAGTGGCGCTCCTATCGTTGGCGCTGACCGTGTGGTCGAGTCGGGCAACGGCCGCGCCATGGCGATCCGTGAGGCCTACCGCATTGGCCAAGCCGATGAATACCGCGAGTGGCTGGTGGAAAACGCGGAGTACTTCGGCGTAGATCCGGCAAAGATCCAGCGCATGAAAGCCCCGGTGCTGATCCGTGTGCGTAAAACCGCCGTCGACCGCGTGGAATTCGCCGTGGAGTCGAACCAAGACGACAAACTAGCGATGACCGCCACCGAGAAGGCCCGCAGCGATGCCAAGCGCCTGGACACCGCCATGCTGTCGAAGCTGGCAGACGGCGACCTCAATAGCGCGGCAAACCGTGACTTTGTGGCGGCCTTCCTGCAATCGCTGGGGGATGCCGAGGCGGCGCAGTACCTGACCACCGACGGCAAGCCTACGTCGGGCCTTATCAGCCGCCTACAGGCCGCGCTGTTTGCTGGCGCCTACTCGGACGATCGTTTGCTGGAAATGACGGCGGACCAGGCCAAGCCTGAGATTGCCAACATCGTCAGCGCCTTGAACAGCGCGGCGCCGGACTTCATGCGGGCCAAGGAACAAGATCGGATCGGCGCCGAGCAAGCGGGTGAGCAGGTCACTGACTCCCTGGAGCTGTCGCTTAACCAGGAGGCGGTAAACGCCATCATTGGCGCGACCAACGTACTGCGCCAGGCCAAAGAGGCGGGCATGGGCCTGGACGAGTTCCTGCGCCAGGGCGACATGTTTGGCGGTACCGATCCGGCCGTGGCTGCAATGGCCGTGTTCATCAGCGCCAACAACCGCAGCGCCAAACGCATGAGCACCGCATTCAAGGCCATGGCGCAGTTCGTTGAGAGCGAGAACATCCGCAAGCAGACCGCCGGCCTGTTTGGTGATGAGCCGGCCAGCTTCACCGACATTGTGAGCGCGGCGAACCGCAAGCTTGAGCAGGAATACGGGGAGGGACTGTTTGCCATCGACCAGGGCGATATGTTTAGCCAGGCACCGCCCGCCGCGCCGGTAGTAGAGCCAGAAGCGCCCAGCGAGGACGACGCCTTACAGAGCGCTAAATCCTACCTGGACGACATCATTGGCGGCGCTACCGACCTGGGCAGTCCTGGCGATGTGCTCAAGGAGCTTGAGCGCATTTACGCGGCCTATGGCGAGGACAAGCTGAGCGAGCTGTTTATCGAAGCCTCGGACGCCTTCCGGGACTACGCGCTTAAGGCCACCGCCGGCGCGTTCTAACCCTTCACCCACTGACCAGAAGCCCGCCGCGTGCGGGCTTTTTTGTGGGCGTTTGCTGATAGCACGCAAACCGTGCCGAGGGAGCCGGAAAAAAGCTACTTACAATTTTCGACGCTGCCGACGCCCTCAGCCAGTACGCGCGGAAGGCCACGGCAGACGGTTTCTAATCCATGAGGTAAAGCAATGAAGCGATTTTTTTGGGGTGGCTTGTTCGCGGCACTGGCAATACAGAGTCAGGTTGCTATGGCGTCAGACTTCGGCACCATGCCGATTACCCGTGACCAGATCGAAGAGGTGTACGACGGCGACACCTTCATGATCACCGTCAAGGATGTGCCCGAGGTATTCGGCAAGCACATCGGCGTGCGTATCAGTGGACTGGACAGCCCGGAGCGTCATAGCCAGTGCAGCGACCCGGTAGCCAAGGCTGGCGAAGAGGCCAAGGCGATGGCCGCCCGCAGCGCGTTAACTGGGCTGCTGGACAGTGGGCAGAAGATTGAACTGCGCAATCTGGACCGGGACAAGTATTTTCGGATCTTGGCTGAGGTGTGGGTGGGTGGTCAGAACGTGGCGCCCATCCTGATTAGCAAGGGGCTGGCGGTGGGCTACCACGGGGAAAAGAAGGTGGGTTGGTGTGGCCCTCATCTGATAGCCACGTAACTGGATAGAAGGCAAAGGCCCGCCGCGCGCGGGCTTTTTTGTGGGCGCTCGCTGGCGATATAGCGCCATAACTCAAAAGAGTTAAAGCGTTTAAGTGTTAAAAAGTTGTTGACCAGTAGGCACGACGTGCCTATTATCCCCTCAAGCCGAACGACACGGCGCCCAACAGCAGCGGAGCAAGACGACATGAATGCAAATATCGGCAAACTGAACAGCGGTAAATGCTACGTCTACCTGTCCGGCTACGGCGTCAATGCTGAACCGTTCTACGGCACCGAGTCTGAATGCGAGGCGGCAATCCTGGCTAACGGTGTTGCCGACCCGATCCCGGTGTTCTGCGACGGCGTGGACCTTACCACTAGCACAAAGCCTGCCGTCGTTGCCGCCCAAGTCGCCCCAAAGGTCAAGCCTGCCCGCCTACCGCTGCGCGAATACGTTATGACCTTCAAGGCCGCTGACGGCTCCGAAGACGACACCAGCGGCTACGTGGAAAACGTGTTCGCCCGTGATCGTAACGAAGCTATGCGCAAAGGCCGCGACATCGTTCGCGACAATGCTGGCCCGTACGGCCCAAAGATCCGCATTAACGCCAAGCTGGCATAACGATCCCGCCCGGAGCGATCCGGGCTCTACCTGGAGCAAGACAGCATGAAGGTTGAATGTTCACGCTGCACTAATGGGAAAGGCCAAATCCGCGCTTACAGCCATGTCATGGGGGGCGTGTGCTTCAAGTGCGGCGGCGCGGGGCATGTGGAACGCAAGACCGCCCCAAAGAAGCAGTTTTGGTTCCGCTGCTGGACCGTACTTGATGGTGAGGGGATGTTTCGCTTCAACCTGAAAGCCCCGAGCGAAAAACAAGCTCTGACCAAGCTACGAAAGTTCATTGAAAGAGCGGCCGATAAGGGCATTGGCTACAACCTCCAGAATTATCGCGTCGAGCTGGATGCTAACCGTCCCGTCTAACACGCTCTGCCCACCTAAAGCCCCTTCACTGGGGGCTTTGCCAGTACCACCATAAGGAGATTCACCCATGCCAGCACCAAAACGCCCAACCGCCGCTCAGCTGCAAAAGAAATGTGACAAGTGGAACGCTGCCAACGAGGTCGGCGCCACCGTTTCGTTTGAGGAAATCGTCGGCCGGGGCGAAACCTTCCGGGGCAAGTCGAGCAGCGAAGCTCAGGTAATGGGCGGCCACTCCGCTGTTATCTGGCTGGAAGGCAAGAGCGGTTGCGTTGACCTGGAGCACTGCACCGCCGTAGCAGGCGACACCGTAGCGGCATAACCGTCAGCGGCACGAACAACCCCCTTGATTGGGGGTTTTCTGGTATCAACAAAGGGAAAAGCCCAATGAGTTTTAAGCACCTTTACGGCGCCAAGCCTGATGCAACCCTGCACAATCCAGACGCGGCTTACCTGCGCAGTCTGGTGAAGGCGTGCGACCTGACTCAGGCCAAGGCCGCCAAGGCTATCGGTATCAGTGAGCGCACTATGCGCAACTACCTGAGCCAAGATCCGGACACGTTCCGGCCGGCGCCTTATTCGGTCCAGTACACGCTTGAGCAGCTGGCCGCCAACACATGACAGGTGAAGTCGTGACGCGCGATCCCTTCAAACACCACTACCGGCTCAAGCGCCCGTGTGCGAACTGTCCGTTTCTCAAGGTCGGCGCCATCGAGCTGCAACCGGGGCGCCTGGACGGGATCGTCTCGGATCTGCTGGAGAGCGATCAAGGCACGTTCCAATGCCACAAGACGGTTCATTGCGCCCGTGGGGGCGAGTGGGACGGCGAGGACAACTATCAGCCGTCGGGGCATGAGGCAATGTGTGCCGGCGCCGCCGCGCTGCTGATGAAGCGAGGGCGGCCGACGGTAAGCATGCGGTTCGCCTTTCTTACTGGAGCCGCAAGCCCCAGCGACTGGGATGCAGTACAACCACTGGTAATTGACTGAGGAAGCCATGAACAAGAATCAAGCCGAAGCGCCACCCAAGCGCACCCTGTTACAGCGCCTGTTCCGTGGCGGCCTGGGGCGCCCGCTGGTCAATCTGTGGATAGAGACGCGCGAGGGCGGCTATGGCCAGATCACCACCGACACCAAGTTGAATCTTGGGCGCTATACGGTGCTGCGCTGGCAGAGCATCAAAACGGATATGGATCAGTTCGACCGAAGCTGACACGCAACAACCTGTAAACAATTCGCACACAACAACCAAATCGCCAGAGATTAACGTATGACAAAGACACTTATGGAAGCCCCACGGCTTGAATCCACGCCTTGCGCGCACTGCGCCGCTACCGGGCTGCGCGCTGGCGTCGATTGCCCCCGCTGCCATGGCAACGGCTCGTTTCTGACAAAGCGTGGCCAGGCAGCGCGGGCGTACATGCGGACGCTGTTAGAAAAGCCTGCGACTCAAGTGGTCGCTGGTGATGTGGTGTGGTTCCCGGTCGGCGGACTGAAAGTCGCCAGCACCGTGCTGCATATTGAGCTGAATATCGGTCCCGCCAACCGCGTGCGCCTGCATGGTCGGCGCCGTAAGACTAATGAGGAAATTGCCTTTACCGTGGCAACGCATGGCGCTGTGGATCTGGCGTTTACCCCGCTGGAACTGGAGGCTATCCGGGCGAAGGTCGAGGCGTATCAGGCCACGCTGACAATGAAAGGCCTTACGTCCAAACGGCCGCGCATGCTCAAGCGCGCCGCGTAAATGACGCAAAGGCACCAAAGAGTTAAAGCGTTTTGGTGCTTTAGAGTTAGCCCTACGGCCATTCGGGCCGACCGAACATAAGGCGTAGGGCATGAGCGAAGTATTAGCGGTGCGTGAAAGTGATCTGGTAATGCGCGAGCTGGCGCAGACGAAGGCGTCCGTTATCGAAGCTCAACGGGTGCTGATCGTCGGCGCCGGTTCTATCCCCAAGCTGCTGGGCGAGCTGAATGCCAGCCTGGAAGACCTGGGCTATGTGTGCGTGCCGATTGAGCCAGCGCAAGGCCTGTACAAGACGTTTGCTGGTCTGCTGGCGTGTCCGGCGCTGGCGCCACTGCTGGCGGTCGAGGATAAAGCCCCGCCGTCCGTGGACGATGCGCAGATTGAGCACCATTGGCCAACCCCAACCCCAACCCCAACCCCCGAACCGTTGATCGTTCCACCGGTAGAGCCCGACCCGCAGCTATGGATCGAAGAGCCGGGCTTTGCAGAACGCCAGATTCGCGCCCTGGAAGAATCGTTGGCTATCCCCCAGGCGCCAGACGTGTCGAAGCTCGATATGAGCAAGCCAATCAACTGGAAGCTGGGCGACGTTTTCCAGGACAACCCCCGCGTCACCCTCCCGCACAAGTGCCGCAAATGGTTGCTCGACTCGCTGGACATTTCCGATCTGGAGAACCTGAGCGGGATGGACGTTCAAATCAGAAGCCCGAACACGACCACCACTGAGCTGCTGACTCTCAAGCAATTCATGGCGCAATACGTGTTCCTTGAGCGCCCTGTCGCCGAGCAAAGCGCCGCCGAGTAACCCCGTTTCAACGCCTCAAAATATGGGCTTGCATACCACTATGTAGGCCCGTATTTATGCTCAATCCTCTTGAACAAGCCCGGAGCACCGCGAGGCTTTTACAGCTACGCGAGCCGCTGCTATCGGGCAGCCTCAGTCCTATCGAACAAGCCCGCGCCACGGCCGAGGCCATCGAGCTGCACGGGGCGCTGCTGGATGCCCTCCCGGAATCAACACCAAACCCCCTTAACGCCTTGGAGTTAATGCGCTTTAGCGCTGAGCTTCTGACGGTGCGCGCCAACCTGGAAGCCGGCAAGCTCAGCCCGATTGAGCAGGTTCGCGCCAGTGCCCGAGGTTTGGAGCTGCGCGGCCTGCTGGGCTCCGCTCGACGCCCGCAACGGCGCCGGCAAGCTGAGCCCGCCAATACCATGCGGGTGTTGGTCACGGGCACAATCGCGCAGAAAAACGGCGGTCTGCTCGTTACCGGCAACTCGCTGGCGCTGTCGGCCTATGCCACGGCCTACATGGATCAGGCCAAGTTCACCATGACGGCGGACGGCCTGCTATTCACCAAAGCTCAGGCCCGAGCAGCAAAGGCACTGCCAACCACGCAAGAAATCCTGCCGTCTGGCGCTGTGCTCTACACCTATGTCGATCCTGAAGGCGTGGCGGTGGCGTTCAAGGGCGATATTTCCGGGATTGCCCGCGACTTGCCGAACCTGAAAAGCTTGATGGCGCAGGAA